AGTCATGCGCAGATTATATCCAGACCCCTCCACAGTGGTATATTTCAGTCGTGAAAACCAAGGCAGCAGTCTCCGACGCTCTCCCTATCGCTCAGCGCCGCGTCTCTGAGCTTCTACCTTCGGCCTACAACAGCCGGACGCACTCCGACCAGCAGATATTGCAAATTGCAAACTCGATCAAGGAGTTCGGCTTCCTAGTCCCTGTCCTGATCGACCAGCACGATTCGATCATCGCCGGGCATGGCCGCGTCATCGCCGCCAAGAAGCTCGAACTGGAGACGGTTCCCTGCATTCAGGTCTCGCACCTGACCGAAGTCCAGAAACGCGCCTACATCATCGCGGACAATAAGCTGACCGAGCTTGGCGGGTGGGATCAGGAAATCTTAATGCAGGAGTTGAACTTTCTCGACGCCGAGGGTTTCAGGATCGAGATGACGGGCTTCGATATGTCGACGATTCTCCCGCCCGTCGAGGACAACATGGCCGAGTATGTCGGGATGCCCGAATACAACAACGAGCACCAGCTCGGCATCCGGCACATCATCGTCCACTTCAACACTAACGAAGCCGTCGACGACTTCGCCAAGCTGGTCAACCAGTCGATCACCGATCGGACTCGCTTCATCTGGTATCCGGAGGAGCCGGAGGCAGATCTCCACGGAAAGGTCTACGGCGAATGAAGCTTTAGATATTTTTCGATCCTATCAGCGATTTCGTGAAGCAGCCTTTCTCTTTGTTCCTCTCTCGTTGGTAGGGTCGCTGGATGTGGTATAAACTCGTCGCGAGTTTGGCGAGTCAGGCTACCCATTCCATGAAGCTTGAAGCGGGGTTTTCCGCTTGATATTGAGACGACGTTAGGTGGAAGTTTGTCGTCACCCATAATCGAATTTTACGAGGCTGCGCAAGTGTATGAGTAAGATCCAGCAACGCTTCCCTATCTTCATCCCCACTCTGAGCCGCTACGACACGCGGATGACGATGAAAGCTCTGGAACGCATGGGCGTCGAAGAGTGGTATGCCGTAGTCGAGCCGCAGGAGTTCGATCTCTACGCCGAGCACATCGACAAGCGCCATCTGATCGTGCTCGATCTCGCCTACAAAGAGCGGTACAGAGTCCTCGACTCGCTCGGTACGACGAAGAGTGTAGGCTCCGGCGCCGCTCGTAACTTCATCTGGGATACGGCCGTAAAGATGGGCCATCCGTGGCACTGGATCATGGATGACAACATTCGCAAGTTCTGCCGCTACAACAACAACATCTACCACGAAGTTCTCTCGCCTGCGTTCTTCCGCATCATGGAGGACTTCGTCCTTCGCTACGAGAATGTGGCGATGGCGGGGCCGAACTATTGCATGTTTGTAGCGCGAAAGAAGCACTACAACCCCATCACCATGAACACGAGGATCTACTCGTGCAACCTGATCCGCAACGATGTGCCGTTCCGCTGGCGCGGACGCTACAACGAAGACACGATCCTCTCGCTCGATATGCTGACGGCGGGCTGGTGTACGGTCCAGTTCAATACCTTCCTTCAGGACAAGCAGCCGACGCAGACGATGAAGGGCGGGAACATGGTCGAGATTTACGCCCACGGCACGAAGGACAAGACGATGATGCTGGTCCGCGAGTTCCCTCAGATCGCCCGGCCTGTCTACAAGTTCAGCCGCTTCCACCACCACGTCGATTACACCGGATTCAAGAAGACGAAACTGAAGCGGAGACGCGGCGTTGAGATCCCCGACGACGTAAACGACTACGGCCTTGAGCTTCGCGCCCGCTAGGCAGCGGCGATATACTAGACAGGCTAACGTCATTTGAGCCGAGGCGAAGAAGCGCATGCCTTGGCTCTATTTTTCTCTGGAGGAATGATGCCCCACTGTACCCGCCACCACGCCTATAACCCACTCTGTCACGAATGCCCGCGAGGCCGGACTGACTCACACCAGCACACTGCTCGACGACGACGAAGAGAGCGGCGACGTCATGCGGTCGATCTCGACCCTGACCGCTGCCTCTGAGACCATCTTTGACACACCAGCCGACACGTCGACAGACAGCTTCGACGGCTTCGGCGGTGGAGACTCAGGCGGTGGTGGAGTAACGGGCGACTTCTAAAACTTCACCCCTACGACGCGATAGCTCCGGTACGAGATCGTTACGACCTCTTCCTCTTTCTCTACCGGAGGGTTCGCTTGACAGTCGGGACAGTCGGGGCGGCGGGGTATCTCGATGGGTCGCTGAAGCCGATCATTCCAGATAGCGGGGTGAAGCTCTCTGACGAATAATCGGCCACATAGTTCGCAGACCTTCAACTCCGAATCAGCCGCCATTCTCCTCCTCCGGTGGTGCAGGAAGTTCCATCGTCGATGGGATCTCTACCTCGCCTTCACCCTTAGCGGCTTGGATTGCGGCGACCTCTTCGGGTATGGGCGGCATCAGCCCGCCTGCGTTCTCGATATCTTCATCGGTGATGTTGGACCAGACGCCAGTGACCGAAGCCGAGGCACGAAGCTCTTCCAGCGCCGTCTTCTGGCTTACCCCCATATCGACGCCCAAGCTGACGGCCTGCGTGATCTGAGTCGCAATCGTGGCCCGCTCACCTTCGCTAAGCAGCCAGAGTGGCCGGAACTTGATGCCGTAGCCATCGGGCGGCGTGATGCCGCAGGAGTGCGCTAGAGCGCGATAGATCACCGTTACGCCCGTCTTCATCTCGCGGTTCTGCTGGTTCGCTACGCCTTCGTAGTAGGTGCGGAGATCTGACTCCCCGGTGGAGTTCAAGCCGACAGGAGACTGTCCGAAGAGACGCACCAGCGGGATCTGCAACGCGCCGGAGATCTGTTGGCCGAAGTGGACCAGCACATCGGACAGGCCACCGAAGGCCGCGTGTTGAAACGCCTCGAACTTGTCTTCGGCGTCGATCAGTGTGATCCCCTCGATGGACTGGAATCGAGCCATCATCGAGATGTACTGCGCCAGCCCCTGAAGCGCATCGCCACCCGTCGAAGCCAGTTCGCGGAGATCCTTCACCGCGTACGTTCGCAGGTAGCTCTTGTAAACCAACTGCGCCGCTCCCTGTGTCGTCGAGTCGAAGGCCAGCAGGCGATCATAGAGCCGTTCCAGTACGGACTGACTCCACAGGTTCTCGACGACGCGCTGGTAGTACGGCAGGCGGTTGCCGTCCATACGCATGACTCGCGTCCAGTGGATACGCTGATGGCGCAGCGTAGGAGCCTCGGCCATGACGCGGTAATACTTAGGCAGGCCAAGCGATGGTCCCGGCTCCTGTACGAGATCGTTCAGGCTGGGGTCGACCATCCAGCGGTCCAGCGGAAGGACTCCGCGGAACTGTCCCTTGCCGATGGTTTCGAGTCGCAGCGGTGTCGAGTAGTCTTGCCCATCGACGAGGTAGACACCGATGGCACCGCCATAGAGCCGCGCCCAAGCGGCCGTATCGCGCAGATGCCCCCACACGTTGAGCACCTGTGCCGCTTCTTCGATGATCTCCTGATCCTGCGGGCTGACGTCGCCTGTGATCTCGACGCCGTTGCGCGTCATATCGTCGGGGATGATATCGACGGCGAGGCCCGCAATCCACGAGCCGCGATGGATCCACTCCAAGAGAGTCCGCTCCCGCGTGATCGGGTTGAAGCCATACGTCCCGCCTGCGGATAGATTGTCGGTATTGATCCCGATCTTGGCAGCGAGGTTCTGAAAGCTGTCTACGGTGCGACGATGCCCGTTGCTACCCGACTTAGCGCGGGTCTTCTCCGCACTGATCTCTGCTCGTCGAGCAGACTTGACGCTGACCTTAGCCATCGCTCAACTCCTCTGCTACTGCGCGAGTCGTTTCCAAATCCCAAGCTTGCCGCGTTGCTGTATGAAATCCGAGAGCGCATAGCGCACGGCATCGACGCAATGGTTGAATCTGTCCACTATGATCGGCAGGACTTCGCCAGTCATCCGATCTATTTTGTAACTGTACAACTTAAACTCTTCAGCGGTATGCGGACAGAAATCTTTATGGATATGAATTTGAACGAAGCCGCGCAGGTGCTTGATCCCGTCCACAATCGAGCCGTCCCACTTCTCCGCTGCGGTGATACGCAGACCAGCGTTGCGGCGCAGGTAGCTGATGTGCTCAGGCCGGGCGCAGTCGGCCTTGATCGGCCACTGGTGCGACGTCTCGATCTTGTCAAAGAGTCCCGGCTTCGAGTCTGGACTATTTGGATCACGCGCCAGTTCGTTGATCTCGACTCCGATCCCCCACGCTTCGCGGTCGATCCATAGCTCCTCGTACGGTGGCTGTCCGGTGATAAACATTCGCACCATGCACGTCGGGTCTTGCGCGAATCCCCAATCGACGCCGTGATAGAACCGCGCACTGTAGGGCGTCTCGAAGGTGTGGACGCTGTACTTGTTGCGGAAGATCGACGCCTCGGCGTGTTTGCGAAGCTCCCCGTCCCAGACGTGGGCTGCGGCTTCGGGATCGACCAGAAAGAGATGATCCTTTTCGAGCGTAAGCTCCGGACTCATCCAGAGGTTGTCGCGCCAGTTGAGCGTGATGTGGATGGTGCCGGGTGGAGGGTTCTCGTGGAACCGCTTGTAGGTCGCGTCCGATGCGAGGTTAGGGTTGTAGACGATCCAGATCTCGCTTCCCCGCTTGCGGATCGTCGGGATGAGTAGTTGCCAGCTTTCATCCGTCGTCGACTCTGCCTCCTCGATCCAGCAGATATCGATGCCTTCGAAGCTCTTGATCTTCGTCCGGCTCATCTTCTGCGTGATATCGTTCAGCCCGATAAAGGTGAACTCGCTCCCGTTGTACGAGCGGATGTTGCGCTTGGTAACGGTGAACCACGGCCCCATCCCCATCTGCTCGATCTGATCCTTGAGCAGCTTGTAGACCGAGTCCTCGATAGAGCTCATGAACTCGCGGGCGCAGAGGACGCGAATCCGCTTCTCCAAAGCCATGATCAGCAGGGCGCGGGCGACGCCCCAACTCTTCATCCCGCCTCGGCCACCTTCGAGCACCTTGTACCGGGCGGGCAGAAAGAGACTGTCAGCCAGCTTCTCGTGAAACTGGATTGTGTGCGCGGAGGGTATGGGTATGAGACCGCCGCCGTAGGCCGCTAGTGGATCTTGCTCGCCTCCGTAGATCGCAAAGGACGCCATCGCATCTAGGCGTGGACCGCTTCGCTGCGTGGCGTGGCTTCGTGCTCCTCATCGTGCTCCGGCCAGCCGCCAGAGATGGCCAGCACCTGCCCGAGGGGCGCGAACATGGCGAACCGCACTCCGGCTTCATCAAGCTCCCGCCAGCGGATGCCAGCGTGGGGTACGCTGTCCTGCGTCATGCTGAACTCGTAGTTGACGCCTTCGAGCGTCCCGTCTTCGATCTCATGCCAGCCATCGGCCAAGAGCACCGCCGTAGCTCTCCTATTGTCAAACAGATCGCGCATCCGTTCCCCCGTTTCACTTCTCGAAAAGCCGATAAAGATCGTGAATTTCGTTCGCACCTTCAGTCACCGCAAAGTCGGCCATACGTTCGATATCCATGACGATGACGCGACCCTTGCGCTTCAGTAAGCCGTAGGCGTCTACCGTCTGCTGCGCCCTGCGCTTCGACATCTGGACGCCTGCCCACGTCTGTACCCATCGACACCAGAAGATCTGACCGTTGATGTAGGTCACGACCAGCCAGTTGCCGCGTTCGCTGCGCTTCTCACTGACAACAGCTGTCGATCCCATGCGCCTAGCCTGCGTCACTCTGCGTATCTGAAGCTCCCGATGGGATAGACCCGGGACCCTTGCGAGGGGGTAGAGTAGGCGGAGAAAACTTCAGAACTCCTGTTTCGCGGATAAACCGACCGAAGCCAACGTTGGCATTTGGATCTTTTTTCTGTATCGATCTCGTCCACACAGAAAACTTCGATTCGACTTTATCGCTAACCTTAGAAGCTTTTACTGACTCCTTGGCTTTAGTTCTCTTTCGTTCTGCCTCGTCCGAAATGTAGCGCAGGGTGGCCGTTTCGGCAGGCATGCAGGTTCCATCATTAGCGATATAAATACGCCCGGAATTGTAGGGGAGCGGGTGATCCAGATCCTCGAAAACAAGGCTCATCTGAGCCTCTTCGCCCAAAGACACATCTTTCTGGCATCGCTTTAAGATTTTCTTTGCAAGTTGGTATTGCGCGGCGGGCAGGCTTACAGTGACAAGGCTGGCTAATACTCGGAGTATGGCCTTGCTGTTCTTGCTTCCATTCGCCTCGTACGGAACCTCTGCTTGCGCTATTTCGAACAACTCCCGCCCCGTCTTGTTGCCAAAGCTAATATCATCCTTCTTCTTCGCCATCGCCTTTCCCTCCTGACATGTATTGGACTAACAGGTCGTAGCTGGCCCGAATATGTTCCAAGTGCTCTGCTGAAAGAAGGTTCTTCTCTCCAATGCCAACGGCTGAGACGATAGCGGAGACGTTAGCGGGGAAACTCCTGACGATCTCCTGCGCTGCACGCTGACCATCCTCTGCAATACGCCGCAACTCCTGCTCTCGCACCTTCAAGGCGGCAATCGCTTCATCGATCTTCAGGCGTTCTTCGCCTACCTGCTCCGCGAGATCGGGTGCGGACTGAAGCAAGCGAGTGAGCTTCTCCTCGTCAGACTGCTGAAATTCCTGTTCCTTCTTCACCGTTTCCAGTGCGTCGTTGAGAGGCATAATTCCCTTAATTACGGACTCGGCTAGCGAGCGAGAGTGATGGAGAACAGTGCGAGCTTGCTGTAACCGTTTTTCGCTGAAAAGGGTAGAACTTTGTTCCACCTTTTTTTTCTTTCCCCGCCCACCTTTTTCTGGCTCTGGATAGATCATGGCCATCGCCATCGCTTGCTGTCCTTTAGTCAGGTTCCGGCGCATCAGATTCGCAGATGCGATGTAGCCCAGCGGATCACGACCACGCGGAAGATCAGCGAAGAAGGGTTCGATACCAACCAGCTTGCAGGCTGCGAGGCGATTGCGACCATCGATCAGAATGTCGCCATCTACGATGATCGGCTCCTGCTGTCCGTTCTCGGCAATATCGGACGCCAGCTCGGCCAGCTCATCCGGTGCCATCATAGGAAACAGATCTGCCGCAGGATGTATCTTCAACTCGGTCAACACTTCGCTCATCGCCTACCCTCCACAAAAGCTCTATGCGATCACCACCGCATCGGGATTGTCCCGCCGGAACCGCTCGACCTGCTCCTCCGGAATATACCCGTAGCGGCCGTCACCCATCTGGACGCCGACCATCTTCTTGCCCGGCCTGATCACCTGTATCTCGAAGCGTGGTACGAACTCAGGCAGGACCGAACCCATCTCGTCCTCCGGAATCTCACGCGCCTTGCGCTCGATATCGGCGGCGACGCGCATGAGAGCCACGACGTCGATAGGCCGCATCTTGGCGATCTCCGATTCCGTCATCTTCAGGATGCGGTTCTGTGCCCTCGACTGCATCTGCATGGCTAGCATCGTCATGCGCTCACGCATCCCGGCAGTACCGAGGACGATACGCTCGTTGGTGAGCCGAGCCTCGTGGCGGTCAAAAGCGACGACGCGCATCCTCCACTGGTCCCGCGCCGCCCAGCGGTTGATCAGAGCTTCTGACTTCCTCAACTTCTCTGCTACCTTGACTAAACTTCGCGCCAGACCCATCTTGCGATACTCTTCAAACGCCTCGAACGAGCGGTCTGACTCGCTATCTTGGCGTTCCCAAGGGTATAAGGCGACCAGCTCGGCTTGAGGAAGTGTAGCCATCGTGGGGTTTGATTTTGCCATGAACCGAGGGTAGAGTGCAATTTTCCGGTTACCGGAAAATCCTATCCCCCGATTCCGATGATGGCTTTCGACTCACCATCGCCGGGAACCTGATACAGGTGAAAGCAGAATTTGTGGATGTTCATGTACTCCTCACGCGGCGGGAGCAGCATCGCCATCGTTACCTCGTCCGGCACCAGATCGTAGCGGGCCTGCCTGATCTCTTCCCATGACGGATTGCGGTGCGGAACCGCTATCGAGAGATGCCATCCGACATTTGGTTCTTCGCCTACGAACACGGTGACATAGCCCCAGCGGTAGGCGCGGCAGTAGGGAACCGGGCAGCGAATCTCTTTCCACTTCACATGCTTCGCTAAGACGAGTCCGCTCAATTACCCCTCCCTGACCGAGAATGGATTGTAGAGTGCCGCAGGGATGGCCCCTGTAGCGTCGCGCAGAAATTCTATGGGTAAAGCCCTACCGGGAACCTTGCGGGCTTCCCTGAACGAAGTACAGCAGCATAGCGGTGCTTCACAGTGACGGCTGACACATCTGACCCAGCGCGAGTGCGACTTAGAGCCAGAGTGGATCACACCGCCCTTACAGTGTTCGCTCTCCGAGTGTGGACAGCAGAGGTTCATTGCCGGAGCAGAGCCTGAAGCAGCAGGCCGAGGCCAGCCGCGATTCCGAAGACGATAGAGGTGACGGCGATCATGCGGCGATGACGGTCACGCCGCTCCTTACAGGCTATCGCGTTGAAGTATCTTTGTTCTTCGTATTTCGTCCACGTTCCCATTGTTCACTCTCCGCTACACCACGGCGTTGCACCCGGCCTTCGATTCCACGCGCTTCGACACTCCTCGATAGCCATCTTGATCGCCGCAAACTTAGATCGGTATGCGACGGGGATATCATCCCACCGGGCAGCAACTAATTGCATATCCCCATCGAAGCGCATCACCCCGGCGCAGCGAATGCAGAGCGTATGATCACCCGGCTCTGGCGCCGATCCTCCGCTGCTGTTGGTCACAGTATCGTGCACACAGAAGCAGTGTGGACAGAAGCTCTCCGGAACCTGAATATCGACCATCTTCACTGGCTGTCTCATTACACTTCTCCCAGATATTCATAGACATGTAGCTGGATGCCGCTATCATCGGCCAGCGTACCATCCTCGCGCAGATAAGCAATCAGGGTCATATTCAGCAGCCCGGCGTAGAACATCACGTAGTCCTGACCTATGCCAGAGACCCAATACGTAGCCGATGGCCGTCCTACCTTAGACAGCACCACAATCGTCTTCACCTTCAACTCGTTCGCCTTCAGTTCCCTGCCAATCTCATTGACCATCTGATGCCGCCTTCAACGCCCGCAGGGCATCATCTCTCGCTACATTCACTCTCGCAAAGTCCTCACTCGACGCGCCCGTCGCGTGGAGCTTCCGCACCAGATCCCGATGCACCAGCGTTACCAGATGCTGTGCGCTCATCGGTGGGATATCCAGAACCTTCCAGCAATCTTCCCCCTCAGAGGCCGTCTCCGGCAAGCCCTTGAAGCCAGAGAACGCCCGCTCCATCATCTCCGAAGTTCCCCACCGCTCGATGCCGCGCATCGCCTCGATGGTCTTGGCGATGGCCAGAAGGTTGTCCCGCACCAGATCGAACTTGTCGCAGGCGAAGACGTAGGGCTTCTCCTCGCGCTGGAAGTACACAGCCACTCCGGGATCGACTGGCTCACGGTCTGAGCGCATCGTGCCGTCAGCCTTCAGCGGCACGTTGGAGGAGATCACCAGATATCGGCCACCGAGACGGTAGACCTCACCGTTGAGCAGCAATAGGGCTTTGGTCGTACTGGTATCGAATCGAGACGAGATCTGGCGCAGGCTGCGAACCCGGCCCTGCGGCCACGCCAACGGGAAAGCTTCAACCATTCAAATCCTCGCCACTCATGATCGTCAGCATATTAGCATAGTATAAGCAATCACGAGGTCTTCCAATGCTTCTTCTTCTCGCTCTCTCTACCTTCGCTGGTCTCCACAATGTGGGACCAAAACCCGCCGCACTCGTCGCCGCCTGTAAAGAAGTTCGCTTCGTTCAGGGCAAGACGCAGAACGCCCAGTTTTGTCTCGCCTACGTCGCCGGAGTCGTCGACGGCCAAGAGTACATGACGCAGGAGAAATTTCCCATCTGCTTCCCCGCCAACGTCACCCTCGAACAGATGGTCAACGCCGTCCTGAAGTATTCCGAGACCCATCCGGAAGTGATGCGCGAGAGTGGCAGCGGTCCACTAGTGACGAAGGCTCTCGTTGACGCCTTCCCCTGCTCTGCCAAGTAGCCGCCAGTCGCTGTGGCTTCGTCTAGGAGCCGTCGCTGTCGGTCCAAGGTGGAGTAATACACCCCGAATCGCCCTTCAGCAATCCTAGCGTCATCTTCGACATGATCCGCAGGCAGAGCTTACAGGTGACATTCGAAGGCCATGACGTCGTTGTGGCTTGATAAGTAATGTGTGAGTTTGGGTGATCGGCCAGCGGCTCGTAATGTGTGATTTTACTCATTTCGATTCGACTTGCCGCGTAGCGTCGATCATGCGCTCGATCAGCTTGGCCCGCTCCACCCCCAGCGCAATTCCCTCGACATCTTCGCCCAGCCCATTACTCAGGATCGCAGACAGCGTCATCGCTTCATTGCGGGAGAGTTCCATGCTCAGGTGGTAGGCCGCACGAGGCTCCGTCTCCTCCTGCTTGATCAGGTGAACGGCAAAGCCAAGAAGGTAGCTCCGTACGCTGGTCACCTTGCGCTTGACCAATTCAGACTCCTTTACTTCGATAGCGTCCTCAGAAACGCCTCAGTGTCGTCAGGGCATCCGGCTTGGATCCACGCACTGGTCAGTTCGGCAATGTGATCGACGTGACGATACAGGCCGGGGATGCGTTCCCTGAAGCTATGGATGACGTAGAGCAGTTGCAGGAGGCCGCGAGGATTCTTCTCGAACATATCCGAAATCTTCGCGTAACGCTCCTGCCCCTCTCGGACGAACAACTCTGCCGCCTGACGCATCTCCTGCTGGTCCATAGTCACCTTATCGGCGCGTACCCGCCGTCTTTGCACCGAAGAAGCTGTTGATGTTTCCGATAGACTCCAAGGCCGCATCTACTGGTTCGTGCCGAACATTGTCGCCGGAGACCTTCTCTACACGTCCGGTACAACGATACTCTTTCACTCGCTCGACTACATCCTCAGCAGTAAACCGTGCAAACCTCTTCGCCTCCTCGATCTTCGTCGTGTGCTTGAGATAATCCTTTCCGTTGTGTCGCGTAAAGGCTTCAACGTACAGGCAAAACTTTCCATTACGAGCTTTCAGCGCAACAATAAAATTTGCTTCAATCGGCTGACTGAAATCAGCCACCTTGCTCTCCGTAGTCGCTACCATCGTCGGTGTGTGCTCCTCTCTGCGTTCTGACTCAGACCTTCGGGAAAATCGACGACCAAGTATTACAAGCCAGTTTGCTAACAAACTGTAGACAAGAAATATACACTGATGGATGTATACACGTAGGCTCATAATGCCACAGGTAGTACCTTCTCAGGAACAGGTCACCAGTGGAAAATCAGCCTAAAACGTGTTAGCGGTTGAATTTACCCGACGCTAAAAGGGTATGTCATCATCGTCGATATCGACTCCGTGGGCATTCGGCGTGACCGAACGCTCTTGCGCGTGAGCCGACTGACGGCCATTCTCTCCGTCCTTTGCTCCACCAAGCATGATCAGCTCGTTTACCAGAATTTCAGTGCGATACTTCTTCACGCCCGTCGCGTCATCTTCCCATGAGCGCGTCTGGATCTTGCCTTCAACATAGACCTGAGAGCCTTTTGAGAGGTAATCCCTGCAAATTTCAGCGGTGCGATTGAACGCCACCAGATTGTGCCACTCCGTCGTATCCTGCCAGTCGCCGTGCTGATCTTTTCTCCGATCGCTCGTAGCCAGCGAGAACGTTGCAATGATCGTGCCACCCTGCGTCGCCCGAATCTCAGGGTCTTTGCCCAAATGTCCTAGTAGTGATGCCTTGTTGATGCCCTTGCTCATGCTCTCTCCTGTAGTTGGTTTATAAAACGGAGTCGAAGGCCATATCTGGCTCTAACTCCATCGCCCGGGCTGCGTCCCGGTCTGCCTGCTCTGCTTTGGCCCTAAGTCTCATCGCTGCGCCGACGACCTTGGGGAGACCGCTCGTGTGAATGATCTCGTCTGCAATGATTTTAGATTGATCAGAGAACTCCTGAAAAATCTGAAAAATCTCTTTGGGTTTGCTGGTTACGTACAGACTCTCATCATGCGTTTGGCCAACTACGGTCAACATAGTCATTGCGCCTTATTCCTTTCGGTGATCTCTGAAATTTGATATTCGACCGATAAATTTCCCCCTGCAAATTACGGCAGGATGAAAACGAGAATTTGCGCAGTATAGCCTAAAACGGCCTGTGGAGCGTTTTTATGCTGCCGAACTGGTTACAGATTCGAGTGGCAACTCGCGCTGCGCCTCGTAGGCTTTGAAGAAGATCGTGCCGCGCAGATTACGCAGCGCCCACGTGACCAGATCATCACCGAAATTTCCTTCGGCGCGAACCGTAGTGCGGAAGACGAGAAAGAGATCATCGGATGGTCCAGCCTTCGGCGTCGGCCTGAAGATATGCATGCCAACCAGAAGCGCGTTCGGGATCGAGATGCGCGGATTGTTGTTCTCCGGCAGATCGTAAATCTCAAGCGTCTGCGAGTACGAGGTCGAGATCGTTCCCTCGGTCAAACCGTCTTCCAGATTGCCGATTGCGTTGGCCGTCTTGCGGAGCGCATCAGGCAGAGCGTCGATCAGGTCTTCGGTCAAAGGGATCTCGAAGTCCAACCGGACCCTTCGCTCCATCTCCGTGTTGCACTTCGGTCTCCAATCGCGCAGCGTCCCGGTGATCGTTCCTTCGCTTTCGAATATCTGCATCGCGGCTCTCCTTGGTTCGGTACAGGATAAGATTGACCGCTCCGCACTCCACGCAGTGGATGAGGCGGGCGACCAGCGAATAGCTGACGCTTCGATCCTCTTTGCCGCAGGCAGGGCAAAACATAAGTCATTCTCTCAACAGCGATTTTAACTCACTCTTTGGAGGTCAGACAAGGAGTTTGTTAGTATTCCAAACTGTTTTTCGTGCCGCCCGTTCATGCTGGCACGCAGCCGCAGATAGGCCGATCCGTTCTTCATCCGGCCCAACATATCGTTCGCATCCTGCGGACTCAAATACTCGACCGAGAACTGGATCAGCAGCCGGAATCCATCCTCACTCATCGAGCCTTTAGCGCAGTTGCACTCCTCGCAGCAGAGCACAAGATTGTCGAGCGAGATCGCGCCGCCAAACTTCAGCGGCTCACGGTGATCGGTCACGAAGGTCTGTACGTTCATCAGGCGAGTGCAGTACGCGCACTGGATCACCGAGTCCCAGTTGCCGCCGAAGGCATCGAGCACCCACTCGCGATAGTCGGCGTAGGAGAACGGCAGCGTGACCTTCAGCTTGCGCTTGATGCGACTCGCCATCGCCCAGTAGACACTGCGCGTATGCTCGTCAAAGACTGCCTCCAGCCCCGTCTTGATTGCGCGGCTTCGCATACATCAAGTTTATCTGTCGCCGCAAAATTACTAACTGATTGCTAGTAGAATAGAGAGAGCAGGGTTGTACTCTTTTGGCGTCGGCAATTGACAGCTTCCGAAGAGGGCGTTTGTAACTCTTTTACGAGTGCAGATTGCGCTCAACGCAATTGATCCCCGGAACCGATCATCACTCGGGACCGGGGACTGAAGGAGTACGGCAACAATGAAGATAACGGTATCCTCCGTTGGCTTCACTGTTCAGGTTAGCAAGGACGAGCTTCACATCATTGCGACCCTGATTGCGCTTCTATTTGGCCTAACCGCCAAGTAGAAGCTTCTACAACCCAACGCACGGTCAGTAGACGCTGCCGTGCTTGGTAATTCCATTATATACAAACTGCTCACTTTTTTCGCCTGAATCTCTCCGGCTCCTTACACGTCGCATAGTGCGAGACCGCCAGCGAGTCATCACTCGGCATAGAGTTCATGGGGATGCGGCGACCATAGGGTGTGATCCAGAACTCAATCGTGACCGGACAGACACGGCAGCGGTCTCTGCCAGCAGGCATATAGCCCTGCGCTATCATCTCGCGTCTATTCTTGGGAAAGTTCATCGTTGGTGGAGGTACAGGTGGATCACCTTGTCCGTTGTCGAGCGGTGATGGTTGACGTAATCCTTGGCGTCGTTGCGCGAACGGCCCGCCTTGCTGAACGCTATCGCAATCGCCTGCTTCTGGTCGTAGCCCTCATTCATCAGCGTCTCGATGTTCTTGCTGATCGTCTCGTCTGAGCTCCCCTCAAGCAGTGGCATGGCTCTCCTCCCAGTTGAACTGAGATCCACTCCACTGCTCTGCTTCCGCTTTCGTGATCGCCTTCCAGCTTGGGTAGTGAAGCGTCCCGTCCCGCATGCGATCAAACTTCACCAGATCGAACGTCTCCTTCTCCAGATCGTCGTAGTGCTCGATGACGATCAGGCGATCCGTATCTAACTCCGCGTGCGTGATCAGGGCGTTGACAAGGTTCTCGATGGAGTTTGTCACCGACGAGCAGTGAAATTGCTCACTGCGGTCCGTGGCTACAACCGTGGTCCAGTTGTCGCAAGCGAAGATGCGGACGCGATGCCGCGCCGTCCGCTTCCTGCTATCCGTAAACGTGAAGTTGAACTCTCTCAGGTTCGACACGGCTACACCTCCATAAACTCGGACTCTTTTCCGGTAACCGGAAAATACGTGACCTTTGGGTCGCGCTTCTTTCGCGGTAGATTGTGACCACAGTAGCGGCAAGATCCCTTGCTCTGCTCCCACCGCCGCAGCCTGCGCCGATCTGACTGGCACTCCGGCGAACAGGTCTCTGAGCCGCGATGGGCGCGGCCTGCGGGAATGTCACCGAGACAAAGCCCCAGCTTCACTCTGTCTTCCGTGGCCATCGTGCATCGTTGCCTGATCGTGCCACCGCCCTTGATGACACGAATCTCATTCTTGAGCCAACTCTCGCGCAGCGTCATTGCTCGTCTCCCGCTAATGACTCGCGCACACAGTCGCACAGGGTTCGTGTCGTTGCTTCTCGATTGCCGGATAGCTCGTCCCACCGCTTCGACTTCTCGCTGCTCCACGAACCGCCCTCGTGGAACATCAGCACCAGTTCTAAAGCATCGCGCATCCTCATACCTGACTCCAGAAATCTACGTTCTCCGGAGGATGAACCTGACGGCCGTTGACGGCATGAAAGACGAGAAAATCGCCTGCGTCGGTGATGCGGACTTCGTGGCCTTTACGCATCGTATCTTCGGCTAAAAATTTCGCCTGCTCGGCTGTGATCTGCTCATCGGGATACTTGATCTTGCCCGATGTGAACCACTGCGTCCCACCGTGGTAGCCATCGGCGCCATAGAGATACAGCCGATAATTTTCACCCTTGGTCGGATCGGCGTGGATCAGTTGGGTCATGTGATACTCCGTAGCGTCGGGGTCTGCCTTGCGTAACTGCTCCAGCCACTCTGGTTCGTTAGACATTTCGTACCTTTCTCGGAACTGATTTTGGATTGTGCCGCGTTTGGTGACAATAGCGGCATAGACATTCTAAAGCGTCGGGGTGATCATCTCTCTTCCCTGCCCCGCGTCCGCGCTTGTGGTGGGGATCTCCATCGGCGGCATTGACGCAGCATCGCTCACAGTGGTTCTCAGCCCGCGCCCAGCACGTAGCAACCGCTCTCGCCCATGCCGTCTCGGTCAAACAGATCTCGCGATAGCCGCGAGGGTTGGAGGGGTCCGTGATGCGTTGGACCCCATCCACTACCGGGTATTTATTGAACCGTGGCTGACGATTGCGACTTCGAGGATTCAACATAGCGTTTCTTGTGAAAGAAGCAGTAATCGGAACCCTTGAGGGTAGGTGAGCCACAGCGTACGCCGTCGCCTTTGGTATAGCGACAGATCGGGATAGCGGTCGTTTCCGCTCCAGACGCTTCCAGATGTTCGTCGTCATCCTCATCCTCGCCTTCGTCTTCAGGCTTCGTCTCATCCTCATCGTCGTCGTCGTCCTCGGCAGTGTCCGGCCCTAACTTATCCTCGGTCATTCTGGCCGCATGAATCGCCTCGGCGTTGCGAACCTTCATCATGTCTTCGTAGTCCTTCAGCGTCGAAGAAAGAAAGTCGCCCACCAGTGCGCTGATGATGTAGTCGTCCAGCGACTGGCCGCGATCACGCTCATGGCCCTCGCCGAGAAACTTGATAATCTCGATGGCCTTGTCCAGATTCGAGTTCGTTGTGCCTGCGATCCAGAAGACTCGTTTGACCTGTACCTCGGCCTGAAGCTCTGAGCTGGCCTGCGGTGTCGTTCGAGCGCCTGTGTCGAGAGTGTTGCGGCCTGCGACCTCTTCAGCGAAGAGATAAACGGGCATCGTCTTGGCCTGCTCGATCAACTCCGGCGTGATATCCAGACCCTGCTTCTTGATCCGCGCCAGACCTTCGGCGTTGTCGCGGCTCATCTCGCGCACATCGTCCTTCGACACGGCGGGATGATCGCCGCTCGTCAGTTCGCGCACGATACGCATGGCCTGCGTGATCTGCGTCGTGGAGCGGTTCGGATAGCGAGCCTTGAGGTAGTTGCCAAAGATGCCGAAGCCGAGAGCACGGTGATAGCCAGAGTCGTGCATCTCGGCAAACATCTCGCCCAGTACGATGACGTCGGTCTCGATACGATCGATGGTCTTGATGATCTTCTCGTCGAGCCGCTGAGCCTCGCGGATCATCGCCTTGGAAAACTGCTCAACGAGTTCTCCCTTGGGCGCGGTTGCCAGTTCGGTTGAGGTCTCGCGCTCGATAGCGATGGGAGATTTGGCCTTCGGTTTAGCTGTCGCGGTAGCGGCGCTGCGTGGTGTAGCTTTGCGGATTCCTTTGCCTTCGGCCATGAGGTTAAAACTCCTTCGGGTGAAACGTCTCTTTACTCGTTCGATACTAATACAGCAACTGGTGGATCACTTCGCCCGAAGAATTTTCTCCAGAAGGCCACCAAGGTCGTCACCCCCGGCGTCCGACTCGATCATCTTGCCGACAGCAACCAACTCGCCCCCGGTGGATCCCCGAAAGCTCTCAATCTTGGTCCAGCGGGCGAACTCGGCCATAAAATCCCGCTTCACGAACGCATACCGATCCGAAGGAATCTCCTTGACCATGTTCCAGCCGCCGAGCCTGCGAACGGTATCCTTGATCCGCTGGCTGATCACCGGAACCTCTTCGCGCATCCGGCAGTTGCAGTCCTTGACGAAGCGGTCTCCATCGAGCCGTCCGTGCATCGTCATGCCCTTGCCGTGGCAACGCTTGCAGTCCAGCTTCGGCTTACCGACGAAGGCCCGCAGAACCACGTCTCCGTCTTGGTTGTAGAAGCAGAACCGGGCGGCGACCTGCTCGACCAGATCCCACGCCAGAACCGCGTCCATCTGGTCGGCTTCAGCCTCGCTGATGATCCCGGCGCGGTCCAGTACGTCTTGCAGGAGGAGCTTCGGGGCGAAGCCGTTTTTGCCGCGTACCTCCAGCGCGGTCCGCTCCAGAGCATTTCGAATCGTCACGTCGTCGAGGGGCGCAAGGGCGCGAACAAAGATGCGCAGAGCTTCGGAGGAGAGTTCCGTACCCATCACCTCGGCTGCTCCTGAGACAGCTTCCGCAATCCGTTCCAGACGACGAGCGTCATCCCGCTCTCTCTGCGATACCGAAGCCCTTGCGGATACCGCTGACGACTTCGGAGAGCGCGGCACGGTTTCTTGCCGTTCGAGCACTGACGTTGCCACTGTTGGCCCCCTTCGCTTTGCCATACCGATCCATCGGCCCTGAGATATACCGGGATAGATAGGGAATAAAGCTCTCAGGCAATTCTCCGAGTATTATGCCATCGCTAGCATAGCGATTGCGAACACAATCGAGCCACTGCTCCGTGGTCCATCCCTTCACCCGCTCCACTTCGCGCTTCAGCCGCAGAAACGCGAGATCGGTCCACGGTACTTTGATGCCGGGATTATGGGCTTGGTACAGGCGGTGAACCTCGTCGATGATCTGCTTGCGGTCAGGGGAGCCATCCGTAGGGTCGTTGCCAATCGTCGGAGGATCGTCCGCAGGCGCTTCCTCGTCCAACTCGGGTGGAATAGCACTCGCGCCCCCCGCCGACTCCGCAGGATCGGCGGTGTCCTTTGAAGTAATCTCTGCTGTAGTCTCTGTAGTAGTCTCTGTAGTACTTAATGGCTGCTGCTCAGTAGCGAACTTGCCTGCGGCTCGCCTACGAGCTTGCTTTCCAGCCCCTGACTCCCCAGCCTGCTGGCCAGCAGCAACCTTGCATGTTAACTCTTCCAGCGCCTCAAAGTTCACTCGGTAAAAAAGTTTGGCGGGTACGCCCGCCTTCTTCTCTTCCAGTATGTGCTTGTTTCTTAGAACCTTCCGCGCATTCTCCTGCTCGAAGCGGTGCAGCGCAGTCTCTTCTTCCCATACCTGCTGGCTCTTATAGAACCAACCATTGTCGTCTTTCGTTCGCTTGGACCAGTAGATGGCCTGCCCTAACAGAATCGCAGCATTGACGCTGCCCGTTATCCTGACCAAGCAGGGATGGAACGCGATGGGGCGGTCCAGTAGCTGCATCAGTATGCTCGAAGACGTGTAGTTCATTTACCCTCACCTCACATTGAGCCAACGTTTGCCGGGGATCTTCTCGGCGCGAATCTCCCTTGGCAGAGCTTCTTTATCCTTCACCAACTGGTTCAGAGCGGAGCGGTTCAGATCGACGTTCATGCGGACCAGATCGGGGTTCGCCTTGTGAAGCTCGACGATATCGCAGTCCTCGGTCAGCGAGTACTCGTAGGTGTCTGCTCCCGTCGTGCCGTAGGCGGTAAACTTCGCCGTCTTCACCTTGCCGTTGAATGCCCAGTCGACTGCGATCAGGACACGCTCCTGAAGCTTCGCGCACTGCTTCTTGAGTGAGGCTGCGCGGGCTGAGAGCCGAGCCGCCTCCTCCTCGCAGGACTTGATATCGGCCTTCATGTTCTGGCGAACGTAGAGCGCGGCGTCGATCTTCTCCTTGCCACCCTTGAGCAGTTCGTCGAACCGTTTTTCCATCTCCGGCGTTAGGACGCCTTCGCTCTCTTCCAACATGCGCTCGATCTCCGCGCCCTCGACTGCGATCTCATACAGATTCATCTTTGGCTTCTCCTAGCCTACGAAGCCGCTAGACGATCAACTGTCTAGCGGCCTACTATACCCGGTTATGTTTCGACTACGCGAACTTCAGGCGGTTCGTTTGTTGATCTCAGCCAGCGCCAACTCTTCTTCTTCGGCGCGGTTCGACAAGACACTGTAGACAGCCCGCCAGTCTCCCCTACACGTCACCAACTCGTATTGGAGATCGCTCTCGCTGACGCCGAGGAGCTTGGCAGCATCACGCGCCTCAGCCTCGCCATCAGCCAATTGCCGCTCCGGTAGAGGACTCTTGGCCCACTCGATGGCGGCGTTGTAGTGCTCGGCGGGGATCTCACCCGACGACTGGATGTTGAAGGTGTTGAAGAGATAGAGCCGGATGTCTTCGTCGCTCTTGTTCGCCTGCCGCGCCTCAATCCAGAAGTGCTGTTTCTCCTTCGGCGTGATCAGCCGGGGCTTCGCCGCCCGCGCTGGCTTCTTCTCCTGCTGCGGTGCCTGCGACTGAGCTTCGGGCTTGGTCTCTAACTTGAACTCCGGCTGCTCGGCCATCTCGACGCCTGACTCCAGCCAGCTACGTATGTCCTGCGCCACTACGGGATCTTTAAGGTTGATCGGATCGCCGTCCGTGAACAGCGTCGTGCGGTTCTTGCTCACCGTCGCGTTGTGGCTCGGATGCTCAAGGTCGAAGACGAGCGAGAACTCGTATTCCACGCCGTCCCGCTGGATAGGAGCCATGCCCAGCTTGCGCGGCTTCTGTTTCCCCTTGCCGTTGTCTTCGAGCACGTACGCCTGCTTGGAGCGCATCGTGTAGATCGCGTTGACGGGGATCTGCTTCATAAACTCGACGAAGCTCTCATGGTCAGGCATCAGCTTGGCCCAGTGGCCGAAACTGTTCGCCGTGGGGTTCGCCGCGTCCAGCTTCTCTTTGCGCCGGAGGATGCCGCCATCACCTTCCCACTCGTGGCTGATGGTGTCGACGATCATCCAGTCGTAGTTGCCCTCGACGGCCTTGAACATGGCCCGCTTGTACCGCTCGGTTGTGTAGGGAGCGCAGAGCGAGATCACATCGAAGGTGTAGCGGTCTGCATAAAGCTCAGAGGAGCGGTTCTCCGTATCGATGACCAGAATCCGCGCCTGCTGTGTCGCATCTTTCACGGAACCGAAGGCCGAGGCTAGAGCCAGAGCACCCTCAGTCTTGCCCGCGTTACTTGGACCGGAGATGCCAAGCTTGAGCTTCACCTGAGACTTGACCGCTTTCCGTGGCGTAAATTCATCTTGAACTTGCGGCATACGTTTCTCCTGAAAACTACTGGTTGAAATTTTCCGGTTTCCGGAAAATGAGGGGGTTTGCCTCCCTGCGAATGAGAAGCGGTTTAAAGTAAAAACGGCCCCGGTTAGGCCGTTCTTTGGATCATTCGTCGCCGTGCTTCTTCGAGCCTTCCCTCTGGCGTCTGCGTCATCTCCTGTTGCCGCAGATACTCTTGGACGACGTGGACGATGAAGGGGCTCAGCTTGCGGTTCTCTCTATCGGCTGCGGCCTTAAATAATTTGCGCTGCTCGCCCGTCTGCGGATAAATCATGATCGGCTTAACTTTGGCTCTACGTGGCTCGTCGCTCATAACCGCTACATTAGCCATTTGCTTATTTTGTGTCAACGTATCTTCGTCCATCTCATCCTCGCTTTATTTGACAGTGACGAGCCTCAATGTCATGCTCGGTTTATCACGTTTCTCTCCTGAAATGTGCCCCCTTTGAACCGGGGAGGCCGATGATCTGCGAAAATCATCGGCCATCTAATTTTAAGCCGCCGTCGTGGGAATGAAGTCCAGATGCGGGTTGATTCTGCTACTGCTCTTCATCCTCCGTTCCGTGGCGTCGTCAAGCTCCTCCTGCTTCATCCGGTCATACGCCTCGTCGCAGCGGGTTCCATATTCGAGCAACGAGTCACGATAGTCGTCGTAGTATTCCTCGTCCATCAGGCGAACCTCCGTTCCGAGATCTGAAGCCCACGCCAGCGGTCTATCACTGCCCGCAGGCGTTCGATCTCATACTGGCGCCGCTCTTCGTCGATGCGGAACCGTGGAGCGATCTCCAGAGCGCGGAGAGCTTCAATCTGAGGCTCAAGCCAAGCCGGAACGTCGCGGTGAAGGAACTCATCGCGAGTGTGGCCGGAGAGGTCGTTGCGCATGTAGCCAGCGCGGTTGATTACTTCCCTGATCTCCCCGATCTTCATACGCCCTCCGCTTCTGCCCACGTCGAGGGGGCGTCTGACTCACAGCGGTAGGCGTAGCGGGTCGCTTCCTCATCGTCGCCCTCGAAATAGCAGGCCACGCTGTAGTAAGTTCCGAAGTCGTGGGGGTTGCCCTTGATGCGGAGCACTGCGCCCTCCGGCTCCGGCCCAACGACCTTGCGGATAGCCTCCATGAACCGCTTGCACTCGGCCCTAGCCGCCTGCGGATCGTACGATGGCGTGCCAACCTGCTGGCATGACTCCTCAGCCGGAGTTGGCCCGATCTCGATGTAATCTCTCATTCTTCTCTCCTGTTTAGTGCCTGCGAGCACCTTGCGAGTAGCTTACTAATAATCAAACGTAGTGGGCGAAATCATTGTTCTCTTCAATGCGTCCGGCGAGAGCCTGCACCTGCTCCGGTTCGAGCAGCAGTTGCGGCCAGTAAAGGATGATGTAGAGACCAGTCCGGTCGATGAGCATGGTCAGGCCAAGCTCGGCCAGATAGTCCGTATACAGACCTCCGTCGATCAGCTTTGCGGCCAGATCGAGCATATCGGTTGAGCGGGGAAGGGCGATGGAGAGACACGGTTGGCCGTGCTGCATCCGGTGGACGCGGGCAATGTAGTGACTCCCCTTGAGGGCATCGATGACGTTCTGGGCTGCGACTGCCATTACAGCACCTCCTCTGCGCCGTAGGCTCCGGCCAGAACCGGGAACGGATCGAGACCAGCCTCGCGGCGCTTGGCATTGATGGCCGACATACAGTTGAAGCAGATCGGCTCCTTCTCCGTCCGAAAGCGGAAAGAAGGAACCCGATCAGGGTTGAATGAGAATACCGCACCGCAGGCACCGCATGGACCCATGCAGGACATATACGCCATTACTTCACCCCCGGCCTATAGGCGTGTACGTTACCCTGCGAAATCATCTCAGCCACCTTCCAACCCTTCGGTGTCGGCTGGTCTATCGGGAAAACTCCATAACTATCTCCACGCCTCAATACGCACTGTGTAACTCCACTCTGAGACAGGTTTTGTATCGCTGCCGTAATTGCTTCATCCTTCGTCATAATCTTCATAACTGTTTACTTTACCCTCCATAGTCCAACTGTATTGCCGTTGACGTCGCGCAGCAGGCCGCTGTCGCCCTTCTCTGGATTATGGCGGGGAGTGCGTATATCAAGGATTGCCTGTCGCACCTCTGCATACGTTTGCATTGCGTCGTTACCCAATGCGATCTCGATTACCAGCTTCATCATTGCTCCTTAGGGTTATTTGCAGACGTAGAAGTTCAAGCGGCCACTCTGAGCCACGGTGGAGAGTTCGGCGGGGGTGATGACAGCCTTGACGCGGAACCGCTTGCCTGAAGTGCGGCCAAACTTGGTCGTGCGGTTGCCGTCGTCCATCAGCGTGATCTGCGTCCCGGGGGCGTACTCGCTGCGGTCATACTCGCCGTAGCTGCTCACCACGAAAAGCTTCTCTCCGTTCTCGAAGACGAAGTAGGTCACCTTGCTACCCTCGCTCTGCTGGTACTCATCGAGGTGCTGCTTGACCAGCCAGTTCGCTTCAGGCTGCTTGGCGTGGATCGGTTCGTTGACCTTCAGGACATAAAAGCGTTTCCATCGGTTTCTCCTTTGCGGGCTGCGGTTTAGGCTGCGGAGCTTCCTCGCGCAGCGGGTAGGCATAAAAGTGGATCTCTTCAGGCTCGGCCTTGAAGCGAGCTTCCATCCAGACGCCATCACGCTCCGCGTCGAGTACGATCTGGATCTTGCCGTAGTCGTTGATGTAGCTCTTGGGGCGGTTCACACGAAAGCGGAGGGACTTCCAGTTCTCCATGCCGAAGACCTCTCCGGCTGGAACGTAGGTGCTGATTGCGTTGTCGATTAGGTTGGTCTGCATTGTTTCTCTCCTGTGTCCGGCCTGCGCTCCGGTCTGCGGTGAAGTTAGAAGCTGAAATCGTGATACTGGCGGCGAATCCCGATGGTCAGACCGTTGCTGCCCTTCGACTCGATCCACATGCCATTCTTGCGCTGCGTGAAGGTGCTGACATAGCCCTCGGGATTGCGCTCGTAGCTGTAGTCCTGCGACTCAGACATACCGTTAGAGTCAGTGCGGGTCGCCTTGTCCTCCTGCACCTTGATCTTCTTGGGTGAGCAGACCTCGATGACGGTTCCTGCTCGGCGGTCCGAGTACATGTTGATCGTTACTCCGTCGCCAACCTTCGGCTCTACCTGCTTGCCTGACTCTGAAATCCGGTTCATCAAATTGCCGTAAACTCTCATTCGCTTCCCTCTTTCCCCTACATGTCTAGTTTACTAATAAACTGCTAATAAATCACAGGTTTACAGGAATTATTTGCGTCAGCTATACGCTGCGCAGGGCTGGATTTATCAGTTTTGATAGGAAATTTTCCGTTAACCGGAAAATGAGATTTTAGCGCCGGGGGCGTTGGCGCAGCTTCTCGATCAGCTTCATCTGCTCGATGCTGTCGTAAGGAGCCAGCCGGGGGAACAACTGCTTCATCTGCGACCACCCATCGCGGACGATTCGCTCCCACACTTCACGCTCGGCGGTGGTGAGCGGAGTCCGCTTCACCTGATCTTCCCCGCCTTGCGTAAAGCGAAGACAGCATCCTTCACTGCCTCGTCCCAGATCTGCTCCTGAGCCGAGAGTCCGGTGCGGCTCAGTTGTTCGATCACATACTGCGCCGCAAGCTCGGAGACACGCAGGCGCTCGATTGCCTGCCGCGTCCACCGCCTGCGGTTATCCGGCTTCGAGTGGAGAGCCTTCAGGGACTCTTCCAGTCGATCCAGTGTCTCGTCGAGCATTATCGGATGTTCGGCCATCTCTCTCTTGCTCTCCCTTCTCCTGCTGTTAGTTGCAGCGTATCTCATAACGATGATGTTGGCCCGTCGTCGTCGTGTGTTCGTAGATACCAATTTGAGTGATGCCCTGATACTCGGTGCCAACGCGCATCAGTTGCGCTCCGTCGAGCGGGCAGGAGGGATAGGCAGGACAGGCAGCTTTCGCGGCCACGGCCAGAGCAGCTACAGCAAGAGCGGCAACACTTACGATCTTCACTAACTTCATCTTTTCTCTCTTTCAAGTTCGGTCTCCGGATTTACGGAGACGGGTTTTAGAACTGTCTCGTGTTGTCGGTCAGCGACCAGACCAGAGATGCGACCCACCCGATGAACGTCCAGCCTGTGAGCAGGTTGAGGACGGCGATGGAGGTGGTGTTGTTGTGGCGGCGAAGCAGCGCGACAGCAGCCGGGACAAAGTACATGACGGCAATAATGGGGAAGAGCAAAAAGATGAAGACGGCACGACCTTTCTCTGCGGTTAGGGATCTTACGATCAGTTAGTCGGTATAGGGAACGTTGGCCGGAATCCTGCCGCCGTTCCAAGGTTCTTCGCCCACCAGATACCCAAGCGGGCTGGTGAAGTTGACGCCGGGCATGAGTTCCAAGCCCGCTGCGGTCTCGATGAGAGTCCAGACGTAGACGAAGTCGTGGATCAGTACCCACTCGAACTCCGGCCCGCTGGTGGCCAGCAGCTTCGCCGTACGAGGGCGATAGGCCGCTTTCCATTCCGCGAAGCTCATTACTTGTTGAACTCTTTCTCAGCCTGCGTCTCGATGTAGAGATCGACCGTCGATTCGGTGACGCGTCGCAGCCGCCGTGCCGCCTCGGCATAGACGGAGAGCTTGGCTTTGGCGCTGAAGTGCATATCGCGCTCGATGTAGAGGCCGAGCGGGAGACGAAGCTCACGAAGCTCCGTCAGCGAGACGTAGCCAAGCTCCGGCTCACCCATGCCGAGATCGCAGAGGCCGAAGGCCGTATCTTCATCCTCGTCCAGTTCGCTCAGCAGCCAAGTGGCCGCGCCCATCGGGTTGAAGAGCTTCACCACTGGCTCGAAGTCCTCGGTGTTGCCATCCTCCATGCGATGAAGCAGGTTGGTGCGTCCGTTGGCTATTAGCTTCTCGTGTTGATCTTTCAGAATCATCTGCTGTCGTGCCATGTCTTGTTTCTCTCCTGTGGGGGTTAGGTTGCTAGTTTAAAGTTTATTTTGCTCGCTGCGCAGAGGCGGTAGGAGCCATCGCCGCAGGTTGGACCGGGGTATTAGGCTCTCTGCGCATCCTGCCGTCTCCTGTCGCCTTGAATCCATGCCGCCCATACCACCTGCGAAGCTCTGCCGCACGGAGTCCGTCGTCGCCAACTTTCTTGGGGAGCAGCACGATTCCGACGCGGTGCTTGTCGGCCAACATGCAGAGGGTGCGGAGAGCCAGCGAACCGTGGCCCTTGCCCTTCTCTGCGGCGTGGATCAGTTGCAGGTAGATGAACTCCTGAAGCGGATACGCCTGAATGATCGCCTCACCGTAGACGCGGCCATTCAGTACCGGATGCGGCCACGTGATCGAGTTCAGGTGCTCCATGAAGTCGTCGAGTGCCGGATGGCGTGGTGCTAGTTTGAGTCGGATCACTTCAGCCCCATCATTACGAACTCGACGGCGTAGGCAAGGTAGCGAGAATCATTCTCCTGCCCTAGCGCCCTGTTGATCCGCTCGATGTTCGGCGCGATGATCTCGGCGTCGACAGTGGCGGCGTACTTCCCTGTCCCGCTGAGCTTCTTGTAAAGTTCGGTGGCCTTCTGGATCTCTGTCTCGGTTAGAAAATCAGTAATTACCACGTGTCTACGTTGTGCCATTTATCTCCTCATATCCGTGTTGTAGTTTTTGATCAGGTAGGCGATGGTCTCGGGCAGGCTCGGCTCGAATCCGAACTGCTCAGTCAGTTGCTCCTGAACCTTCACCAGTGCGCTGTGCGTCTCCGTTGGGAGCGCGATATTCTTGCCGAGGTATTTCTTATCCAACGTTCTTCTCCTTCTCGATCTTTTCCCATACTGCGATCAGGTTCTTGTGCGTCTCGCGGTTCAGCTTCCGGCGCAGCGTTCCGTCGATGCCGGAGTATCCGTTGCGTCTCGCGTCCAGCGTGGCGTGGTTGATGATCTTCTCGATCAGCTTCTGTTTAGGTGTGTTCAGCATTGCGCTCCCTCTTCTGGCGGGTATACCGCTGCATCTTGCGGATCCACTCGCAGGCTTGCACTACGTTTCTCCACGTCGCTTTTCCTTCTGCATCAAGATCCTCGTAGTCGTTGCCCATAAAGTCGGCTGCATCTCCCGCCTCTGTCGAGGCGGCGAGATTGCTCAAGCCGTCGAGAACGTTCTTGCTCAGGATCGGCTTCCGCTTCTGCTCCAGATGTGGCTTGAACTTGAAGGTCGGGTCGGTCACTTCTCCCCCTTCGCTTCGCGGTTCGCGGCTGCGTACCAGTAATAGTTCAGTGGCTGGCTCTGCTCAGCCTGCTGCTGAAACGTCTTGATGACGCAGAGACGCGCCAGACCGGGGAGCAGGTTGAACGCTACGGCCTGCCCGAGCCGGATGCAGCTAGGAAACTCCTCGACCATAGCTACGCGCTCAGCCTCAGTTCGCTGTGCGTACCACTCGCTTGCATCGCGGATGATGGTCCGCGTCTCATTGATTGACTCTTCGATAAAGTTGCTCACTTCGCCTCCTCGATCTTCTGGTTGATGGCCGCAAGACACTCGGCGCAATCGCAGCGGATCGCGTTCTTCACGCAGTAGGTAATGTCCTTGATGTTTAGCTCAGCGTCGCTGTGCTGGACGCCAACGAAGTCGGTGTAGGACTTCCAGCCTGCGGCGTAGCAGACGAAGATGGGATTGCCGTAACTGCGCTCATCGTCGTAGCGCGTGATGCGGTCACGGAATCGCTCTAGGGATTTTGGTATGGATAGTGGCATTGGTTCTCCTGAGATACGTGCCGAGGCACGAGATACGGAGCAGTGAGCGTGGACTCAGCGCCACATACATATTATCACATTATTAGTATTTAGGCCAGTTCGCAGACCTAGCCGTGCGGCGTCATCTCCGGATAAAGCTCCGGCGATTCCGGTGTTTCTTCCTTCTCCACCAGACCGTCTGGATCTTGCCATTTCCAGCCGGGATAGGTCTCTTCCAGCGACTTCAGGAAGACGGCGCGGTCAACCTGATTCTGACGTAGCTGGCTCTCAAAGGCGATGTGCCGCAGAGTGAAGTTCTCAAGCTTCAGCCGCTCGATCTCGCTAAGGCTCGGAACAGGCGGTGGAGTGGAATTGCTTTTCATTGGACAGGCTCCTTTAATTTTTTATTCCGTGACCACGGATGATCTTCATCCTCGACATCCAGCCGCTGAAGGTCGCCGCGAACCGCCTTCACTTCCCAATAAAACTTGACCGCTGGACTGCTCGATCTCACGGTGAACTTTCCATCGTTGATTCGTCCGGCTGCGAGAAAGTTACCGAACATCGGGTCAGGATCATCGTCGAAGCGTTCGGTCAGTTGAATGGTGCGGCCTTCAGGTCTAACCAGCGCCTCGAAGTAATCGGGCAGTGTAATCATGGCGATCCCACCGCTCGTCTCTCCCTCGCCACGGTAGTAAACTCCGTGCTCTGGCCCTTCAATCGCAGAGTGCGTCAGGTGCTTGGTTGGGTCAAGCGGGTGGGGGATAACAAAGTTTTTAGCCGAGCCGCTGATGACTCCAGTGCCGCTAACGCTGGCTACGGGTACGCTGCTTCCATTGCCGAACCATGTTCCCCCCGTAGCACTGTTATTCCAGTTCAGCATGATCGTTCCGGTTGTGCCACTCGCCGGATTGAGGATGAGGTTATTCCCTCCCCCGGTCATAAAACCGCTGCCGGGACATAGGAAGGTTCCTGCTTGGCAATTCCCTCCAAACGCACCATTAGCATCACACGAAAAGGCACCATGAACCGCAAGGATTCCTCCATCTCTATGTGTGTTGATTAGAAGTCTTCCCCCGGCCCCACCATCGATAAAGGTAGATCCACCGTCTTGCGAAATTTCTAGGTTGTTCGTAGCCGAGGGAAGAGTGAAGTGAAGAACAGTTAAGGCTCCCGTATAGTCCAACGTCATCAGGGGATTGCCGGGATTCGCGTTCGGAGCTACGACGTACCAATTGAATCCACCCCACCCTGATCCTCTTCCATTGATGAAAGATGTATCGCCATTGCCTGTAACGTTCCACGCAAGGATCGACTGATTCATGGGTACGACTATTGGAACTGGCGATGGACCTGCCGCGATGATGCCGCCTACGGTGACCCCTTGGCGTGTCGCCGAGAGTACCTGCCTAGTATCTGCTGTTGCGGCTGTGTAATGATTCAGGGTCAAAGTTTGCAGCGTGGCATCGGTAGACGGGTTCGACGTGCTAAATCGGAATTGGCCACCGAATTTTGTTCCAGCCGTACCCGCAACACTCAGTACAAGCTGCGGTATTAAGACCGTACTGTCGGCCAATTGTGCGTTCTGATCGCCTACGACAACGATGCTGTTGGTTCCAGTTGCTGAAATATTGGCAGGAGTGCTGATCGCGCCTCCGCTGGCAATCGAAACTGCGGCAGCACTGCTGGTCCCTCCAATCAACGTTGGTTGAGCTCCAGTGAGAGCGAGAGTGAATCCTCCTGCATTTACGGTCACGTTTTGCGTCAGAGTTTGCGGCACAAACGCAGTCGTCAAGCTAAGCGATGGCGACCATCCCGATCCCGACGAAACCGCAATTCCAGCCGGAGGATAGGAGATACTCGCCGCCGACCCCATCGGCCCCCACGCCTCCGGATGCAGGTCGGGCTGAAGGTTGATATTCCCCGAAGAGAGCGAGATGAAAACGCCGTTATTGAAGATCACAATTTGCCCGGCAGCGTAGACGCGGTTATTGACCCAATCGCCCTGATAGCTGCGCTGCAACGCACCTACGGCCGCATCCAGCGCGGAGAAGTTCTGGTTCAGATCTGGCCCCCAACTTGGAAATCCTGTCGGCGGGAGATTCAGATTCAGATACGGCGTCTGCGGCATATCGCCGGAGGCTCGCGGCACTCCCGGTTGCGGCTGCGTCGACGTTCGTACCTTCGGCGTGAGAACCTTCAATCGTGTCGGTGTCGCTGCTCCCATAACTTCCCCCTAGTAGCCGATAGCGAAGATATACGGAGTCGTCCCGTTGACGCCATCATCTCCACGTCGCGCCCTGCGCAGGTTGACTCCTGTCGTACTCCAGCCCGTCGTCTGGTACATCATAATCTGGTTGTCCGGCCCGCTCGTCCACAGCGTCGAGACCTGTACGTTGACGCAGGCGGCGGGGAATGAGCGCGGAAAGTTGACGGTTTGGAAGACGGTTCCGCTCGTCGTCTGGTTAAAGCCCACCGCCCACTGGATGATCAGGCCATTGGGTAGGCGCGTCCAGCCGTTGCCGCCAAGACTTCCCGATGGCATCAGTTGCGCTACCTGTGAGTCGAGTTGGCCGAGGTGAGCGTTGATACCGCCGATCTGGCCGTTGATGCCGCTAATCTGCCCGTTGATCCCGTTGATCGCATTGTCGAGATTCGTCAGGCGGTTGTAGATATCGTTGATCGAGCCACTGATGGACGCAATAGAGTTCTCTGCGTTGCCCATGCGTCCGAGCAGGCCGTTGACCTGCCCCGTCAGCCAGCCCACGGATGAGTTAAGCGAGTTGGCTAAAGACTCAACAGCGCCAAGTCTTGAATCGAGTCCGGTCACGATCTGTTGCAGGTTGCCGATATTACCTTCGGCTTGGCTCATCCGTGCCGCCAGCGAAGAGACCTGTCCGGAGAGATTCCCCACCGTCTGATTGAGTCCGGCAACACTCGCCTGAAGAGCCACGATATTCGCTTCAGCCGCAATGATCCGCGCCAGCAGCCCCGACGCCGTGATTGCTGCGCTGGCAATCTGCTGAACCGTCGCCGTCAACTGACTGACAAGGTTGGGAAGATTGCCGTCGTCGAGCACGTTCTGACCCATGATGTTGACGATTACGTTGGCCCACGCCGAACTCATCATCGAGCTTTGCCGCCACACCTTATTAGCCTGCGTCGCCCTTGCGGTTCCGGTGGTGAATCCGACGAGCTGGTAGGTCGCACCTGCGAAGCTGCCCTGCGAGTCCACATTGGCTCCGCTGGCCACTGCTACCGGAAGAAACTCTGTCGTCGCCATCGCTTGTCTCCTACCTCAGCCAGTTCCCTTTGTACTCTATCCGTCTGCGATCTCCGTTCGGTGAGACCTCCCAGAGATTGTTGACGGTGACCCCGGCTGGCTTCAGTAATAGCCGTCCGCTCGATATCAGTTCTGTCGTCACCGCATCCGGCTCGCGGCCTACCCATGTCACGTCAATCGACATGTCCTGATTGTCGCGAAGCTGAATCTGTCCATCTCCGAAAGCGATAGACCACACATCGTAAGCTCCCGGCGCGGTTCCGTCCCACTGGTTTGAGGCGATGATGGCGCGAAGGACATTTCGGAACGCTTCATCGGACAACTGCGTCATGCCGAAGTCTGGATCCCACGGCCCCTGCCACGCGCCCTGATCCCATCCCACCCAGTCCGTATCCCAAGCGAAGTACACGCCCGTCAGCGGTACGGGAATCTGGCGGCTCTGCCCTACCCTGACACCAACGGCGTCCAGTTGCACACCCTCGGCAAGATCCACGTCGAAGAGTCCCGGCATAGTCGAGAGCAGGTTGATCAGATCGACTTGGCCCTGAAGGAAGACGGTCAGAAAGGCCGCGTACAGCGGCTGCGACCAATGTTGAGAACTTAAAAGTTCCAAATAGTCGTCAACTGTAGTGAACGCCATTGGACTTCCTTTCTGCCCGTCAGCTTATGTCCTGCGTCACAGTGACATTGCTTGGATCGAGCGTTGCCGCTTCATCGTAGGCAATGGGTATATCGTTCGTCGTCAGTGGATCAGAGTCCCGCGCCTGCGTCAGCGACGTCACCACGAAGGTCGTCTTATCCGTCAAGGCGCAGAGCGAGGCCGATGAGACCATCCAGTTGTAAAACACATCTTCCCCGATGCCCAAGCTGTTCACGAAATCAGCCAGCGACTGCTGAATCGTAGCTCCGGACGAGACGTTGAAGCCGGACAGGGTCTTGATGTGAACGTTGACCGTGATCGGAACCTCCTTGAGCACGGTGAAGCGAATATCGATCGGTATTCCCTGCGGGTCGTTGACCGATACCAGCGTATCGCCTGCCGTGCCTGCGCCGACATTCTTGGCCGCTTCGATGGCCTGTGCTATTGCCGTCTGATCTCCCCCCTGTACCACCATCACGAAGCTGTGCGAGGGGATGCCGAGATCGTTGGTCGAATCCGTGTCGTTGACATAAAGCTGTGCTCTACGCACATCCGGCACGTTCGAGACGCGGGAGAGGAGCGCACTCGCTGTCGTCGAGGCCGAGATCGAGGTCGATATCCGCTGCCGTTCCCGAAGCTGCCCATCCGACTCAACCGGATCGCCCGGCTGAGCCGCTTCGGGATTGGTGACGCTCTGCCACCCGATGACCTGCGTGTAGGCCGTGTTGATCGTGTTAGCCGAAGCCTGAAGCGCACCCTGCGTCTCTGCCGTAGCCGTTACAAGGATCTCGCCGTTGGATGGAATGATCACCTGCGTCGGCAAGTCCCACAGCCGCCCTAAGGTGTCGGAGGCGATGCCGCGAAAAATCTCCGTTTCCGCCTGCCCTACGATCAGCAGAACTGCCGTCGAGTTGGTAGCCACCTGTCGCCGGATACTGTTGACCTTGACTGCGGAATCGAGCGAGACGCCGAGAGCGGTTTGCGGATTGTAACTGTTATAGACCGCGATGGCGGCTTGGTTGGAATCGAATTGCGCTTGCGCGAGGAGAGCCAGAAGCTGGCCGTCTTTGGAGTCAGGATCGATGTAGATATCCGAGCCGAAGATCGAGCGCACCGAAGCCTGATAGCTGGACAGAATATCGGAGAACGTCGGCGCGGTAATTCCCTGAGCCGTGACCGTTGCTGCAACCGTAGCCAGCGGAAATGTCGGTGATGACATAACTCAATCTCCGTAAGGTCGTGTTCCATACCCACCGATGCCGTAACCAGAGACCAGAACCGCTACCGTCATCTGCGACGGCTGGCCTGAGAAGCTGGTGTTGATCTTGCTGTCTACCGTCAACAACCGCGACACCTTGTCGAGCGAGCTTGAGTAGGTGACGAAGTTGGCGAAGCCCTCTGTCGCTGAGATCGTCTGCCTGACGGCTGCGTCATATGTCTCCGGCTTGCTGTAGCCGAGCACCCGCGTCTGCCACGGCATCCCTACCGTTGTATCGGGGAAATACTCTCCCTGAAAGAGTCGCAGCCGCGTCTTGACCGCCTGCGCCACTGCCGCAGGCTCGTTGACGAAGAAGTCAGCTTCGCCTTGGCCGAAGACGTAATCACCCGTAGCGGTTTCGCGGCGATATCTCATAGTTCAAGTCTATTGGTCGAGTCAAAATTTTCCGGTTACCGGAAAATCAAACAGGTGGTCCGGTGTTGCTGCCGCCGCTCTGAACTCCGCTGTGGATGTGGTGGGCCATGCTCTTCCCTGCCGCCGTCACGTCGTTCTGGAACGAAGCTCCTTGGTTGCTGACAATCTGGCCGTTGATGGTAATGGTTGGCGCGTTGATGGTTATACCGTTGGCGTCGATGCGAAGGTACATCTGCCCATCCTTCGAGCGAATCTCAAAGGCGTTCGGGTTGACGTTCTGGACCGCGTTAGGCCGGGATCGGACTCCAGCCAGTATGAAAGCGTCAGCGAGATCGTGATGCCGGAGATCGCGGCGCCGCTGGCTTCCACCGAACTGCCACCAGTCGTCGATAGACTTCTGCGCGAACAGTGCCAGACACTCGTCCCCCGGTTGCGGAGGAGCCAGAACGGTACAGCCGCCCCCGGTGATGAAGATGACGGGACAACGGACCAGCGGCGGGTAATCGTTCCACTCGTTGACGATATTCTCGCGGTTTTTTTGCTGGTCGATAGCTGAGCGGGTATCGCCGGATGGCGTGGTGCGGTTCTGCTGCACCCGCACCTGCGAGAGGATCTTGGCATCGGCCGTATTAGTCACAGGGTCGAAGCTGACGATCTCTACCGGAAACGAAGTCATCACGTCGGTCAAAGCTCCGGTGATGGCACTGCGGATTGCCTCCTCCGGATCGTTGAGCCGTTCGGTCAGGTTCATTGTGCCGCTCCGCTGGTTACGGTCAGAGATGGATCCAGCGCGAGTCCAATGATGTCCGTATACCACTCCTGCCCGCGTGTATCGCCTGTGTGCTCGATTGCAAGGACGCGATAGAGGGAATTATTTGCCAGCGTTGCGATAGGCGCTAGGGTAGGCCGGAAACGGTTCAACTGCGTCGTCTCGTTGATCAGGTTCGACGCTATCGAAACTTGTACCCCAATCCTGATCTGCGGGTTGAGCAGGCAGCGGGCTTCAACCCCCGAGTCCGTCGTCTCCGGTACACCGATCAGGCCAGTATCCGGCCCCAGCGATATCGCTGTCCCGGCGCGAACGCCCGTATTCTTGGTCACGATCAGAACGCCGTTCTGGACGCTCCACGTCGCGTCGATAGAGTCAGCCAGCGTTCGCATGATGCTCCGCGTCATGCCGTACAACACTCTGCCTCGCGGCACGAAGATATTGCCCTGCGTTCCTGCCTCGCGCTGTAGCATCTCGACGGTCTGCGGGTCTACCTGAGCACTCATCGATCCGGCGCACTGGCGGTAGATGTCCAACCACGTCGCCGCCTGCTGGTCTGGTGAGATCGTGGTGTTGATGAAGCCGAAGTTGTAGCCGAGGTCGTTGTCTGCTGCAAGGATCTCCAGAAAGCTGTCTACGGCACTCTCCCGGCCACGGCGAAACTGCCGGATAGTTCCGGTGAAGATCAGGCTGAAGTTGGAGTAGACGTAGCCTGCGGAGAGCGACACCTGATCGTATTCCTTTACGATAGAGCGCATCGTCTCGGCGTCGAGGTTGTAGACCCTCACCGTCATCAGGTTCGGCGTCTCGATATCGGCTGACGTGACCTGAAAGCGGAAGTGAAGCTCAGAGAGATCGAGGCCATCAGCGACAAGCTGTTGCGGACGGCCACGCTTGGCGACGATCAACTGGACTTTGCGCAGCCATTGCCGCCCTTCGGGGATGACCGAGATATCCGGATTCGTGCTCACCACATCAGCCACTGGTATCTCCTTGGTCGTTGGGGATGTAGAAGAGGTGCGAGAGCGAACCAAGGTTCTCGAACGTTGGCTGCGCCAGCCTGTCGTGATCGGTCTGGACGACAAGCCTGCCGGGGAACTCCAGATAAGCGAACTGCGCCAAGAGATCGGCTCCGGTCACAACCGCATTGCCGAGCAGGATGGGATCGAGCGTCGCCGCGTCGTAGATATCCATGATCCAGCACTGGATTGGCCAGCACCATGTAATCCGCACCCGATAGTCCACGCCGGAGAGCGTCACCTGAAGCTCCTGCGGAACCGATACCAGCGGGATCTCAAACACCTGTAGCTGCGTACTCATCTAGCCTCCGAATCCTGCGCCGATACCTGCCAGCCCTGTAGCTGCTCCACGGTTGAAGCTCGAACCTTGTTGCAGCGGCTGGACGCCGCGCTGGCTGACGCCAAGCGTTCGCTCCGGATTTATCTGCGTCGTCGGGTCGAGTGACACCTCTACGGTCTGCGTCTCGACGAAAAGGATCTCACGACAGATCATGCGCACGATGAGCGCGTTCTCAGTGTTGCGATCCGTCGTCATGCTGACGGCCTGAAGGATCATGTTCTGGTAGGTTCTACGCCCGGTGTAGACGTTGAAGATGGCGCGAGTCGATTGCAGGGTCAAGATCTGGCTGTAAATATCATTGAGGTAGGTCGTTGAGCCTGTCGAGTTCCCTGCTCCACTTGGAGACCAGCCGTAGGTAATCACGATCTCCGCAGGCAGCTTGTAGGCGTGGTCCGAGATGGTCGCATTGCCTGACTGCGAACCCTGTACCGGATGGTCGGTCACGACAAGCTGATCGGAGTGCTCCTCCTCAATCGTGACGTCGGGATAGACACCGCCCAGCGAACGTATCAGCGTCACGCGGAAGTCAGGTTCGCCAAGCTGGTTCGAGTCAACCGACGCCTGCGGCGACAGCGCCTCATCGAAGGGGATGGCTGAGAGCGCAGTCGATGAAAAGGTGTCCGGTATGAGAGTTCGCGGCGTGAGAAAGGTATCCATCATGCCGTCCTCGCTTGCATGTTCCGCGTCATCGACTGGTTCACCCGCGACTGTTCATCCGTGACCGCCCTAGCGACTCGCTGGGGATCTCCGGCGCCGTTGATGTTGATCGTTGTCTCCTGATGCAACTGTGCGCCCGTATTGCCTCCCTGCCCTTGCTCAGAGCGCATGTCTCTCAGCCCTTCGAGGAACTGTGCTTGCTCCTGTGCTCTGCGCGAGACCAGCCCCTGATTCACCTGCCCCTGACTGCGGTTGTAAAGTTCAAACGCCTTGGCCGCACCCTCGAAGTCGCCGGACTGAAGCTTTTGCGTCATCGTCTCGCCCATCTTGCCCATGTTGTAGTGCAGGCTGGTCAGAGCGGCGATCATCTTCTCGTTCAGCCCTAGCCCCTGCGTCAGGTTGCGGACCGCAGCCTCGTGCTTGCCTACGTCCTGCGCCAGTAGCTGTTGGCCTTCTTCCTTGCTCAAATTCCGCGAGAGCAAGCCCTCTTCGCCCGGCTTGATCTGGTGACCGAAGCCGATAGACATTTTGCCCGCATCCGGATACGCCTTCGCGGCCCAACCCTCGAATCCCGCGACCAGCTTCTGCGATAGCGTTGCTCCTGCGCCGAGCAGCTTCTGACCGAACTCAACCGCACCCTTGCCCTTCTGCGCCACCCACTCATCAGCCTTGCCCACCGAGCCACGAAATGCCTCAATGCCTGCGGCGAACTTGTCACCCTTGTCTGCGACCCACTGATCGGCGCGGCCCACCGCAGCGCGGAACTTATCAATGCCGTCCGTCCACTTGTTTTTCTGCTGCTCGAACCACTCATCGGCCTTGCCAATCGACGAGCGGAACTGATCCAGATTCCCCGGCGTCGCCTCAGCAGCATCCGCTTTGCGTTCGTCCTGCCGGATGCCAAGCAAGCCCTTCAGCTTCTCCCACGTCTTCTCGACGGAGTGTTCTTCGCCCCACTTCTGCATCGCATCCGCTACACCCGTCTGCTTCAGGATGTAGGCGATGCCGAGCGCGGCGATAGCGCCTAGCACTATTGGGACAACGACAGCGGCTACGGAGGCAATGGCAGCGGTTGCGCCGCCTGCTACACCAGCACCTGCGGCTCCGGTTGCGCCAGCGGCGGCGGCTCCCCCGGCTGCTGCGCCGACAGAGCCTATTGCTCCGGCCAGTGAAGTGAAGATCCCCACCACTGGACCAAGCACAGCCGAGATGGCACCGATGGCCGTTCCCAACGCGCCGAGGATGAGCAGGAAGCCTCCGATAGTGGTTATCAAGGCCAGAAGCTTCGGGTCGAGCTTGCTGATCCATTCCACCGCGCTAATCGCCGCCGTAGTCAGCCGCTCCATGTAAGGGAGAAGCTTCTCCGCAATGATGCCGCCGAAGATCATCAACTGCTCGTTGAGCTTGCGCAGCGCGTTCTGATACTCGACGGCCTTCCGTGCCTGCTCGTCCGGATCGACTCCCGCCGCCTCCGTCATCCGTCGCCGCTCCTCCACCTTGGCGCGGAACTGAGCCGGATTGCGCATAATCTGAAGCATCGTCTGCGCATCCTGCCCGAAGATATCTCCCATCTGGATCTTGGTCGAGTCGGGCAGGTGCTGCATCTTGTCGAGGAAATCCATGTACAGCTTGACCGAATCCGTCTCCTGCGTATTCACGCCAATCCCGGCCAAGATTCCTGCGGTGCCGGGGTTGCGCTTCAGCGTCATGTAAAGGCTGTTGATCTGGCTGGTTACCTCATCAGCCGAGACGCCGATCTGCTGTGCTGCGTACTGGACTTCTTGAAGCGATTTGACCGTCGTACCGACACGCTGCGCCGTGTAGTACATCTTTTCGAAGTTGCTCGACACGCGGTTGACGTGCGTAGCGATGGCGAGGCCAGCCGCTGCGACTGAAGCCGCAACCGTAGTCAGGCCAGTAACGACGCGATCAAATGTCTTGGTGAATTTCCGTACCGAGTTCTCATCGACCTTGAAGCCGATAGCTACGACAAATTCCTTGAGAACGTCTGCGCCCGTAGCCACTGCTATCGCCTCCAGCCCCGCTCTAATCTCCGCTCCCGCTCCTCGTGCTCCCACAGGCGGCGGTCATTCTCGTTCTGAACGTCTAGGGCGTCATTGATGATGGCCACATCGAGCAGCGTCAGTTCTGTCGTTAGCAGCACCTCGTAGCGGATGACGCCCGCCAGAACCGGACGCAAGAGCCAGTCCTCCGCGCATCCGGTCTGAGTCAGGTTTACTGCATCACCATTGCCGTTGCCGCGCCTGATCCCGGTGGCGGGCTGGTAGGAAAAAAATCGGCCAGATTCACCTTCACCACCTCAGCCGTCAGTTGCAGCATGACCTTCATATCGACGAAGTCGAACATCATCAGGCTATTCGACATGATTGGAGCGTAGCCGCGATCCTGCTTGACTGCGACGACGGAGAGACAAGTATCGATGATGAAGTCGCAGTCATCGTTCGGCATCTTGGCGATGATATCGGCTATGGCGGGAAGAAGCTCCGCGCCGCGTTCGAGAAAGGTATCGGCGGCGGGCAGCTTGCCGTCTTCGCCCTTCTCGAACAGGCTACGGAGGTGGGGGAGAATGGCTCCGAGAAAAGGAGCCAGTCGTCGGGCAACGTGGAAAGCTTTTTTGGGGGTGAGACGGCTGATCTGATACGTCTTCCCGTCGATCTCGGTGATAGCTACGAAGGGATCCATTGGCGCAGTCCTCCGGTATGAGCGAATTGTAACCCTATCAGGTTACTCACCCGGCACCAAGTACGACGTAGAGATGCCCAACCTCAAATTCCCACACCACAGGCACGGTCTCCTTCGCGTACGAGTTCGGTGGTCGGCGGGTAAATGCTACCTGAGCGCAGGTGTAGTGGTCGCCAGAGACAGGGTTGGTGACCGTGATCGTGTTCTGCCCCCAGTAGAGTGAGGACTGTTTCTGATAGTTATAGGCCGCGTTCAACTGCCCGTTGAGCGGAGAAGTCTTCAGGACGTGGATGGTGCAGTGCGCGGCGTCGACGCCAACCAGCGTGTGCATGACTTCACCAGAAGCTCCCGGCGTCATCCGGTTCTTGTCTTCCAGCGGCTCGAAGGTGATGCCCTCGTCAGCCTGTCCGCTGGCATTGCCGAAGCTCGCAGAGAGGCCGGGACCGACGATGGTGCCGTACACGTCGAGGAATGAATAAGTCGGTAGCGGAAAATCTGCCATAGCCTTCTCCTTATGGATTGACCTCGATGGACGCATCCACCGTATGAATTGCTCCAGCAAGCTTGACGGCGATCTTCATCGGCCCCGCCATACGTTTTGCGCGATCAGCCGAACTCTGCTGCGACAGTGGCGGGCAATAGATGTAGTAGCCCTTTTCCACGAAGTCGCCCGTCGTCAGCTTGCCGAATCCGTAGTCAGTCCACACTCCCGGCGCGAGTAGGCCATCCTCGACGTAGTTGAGCAAGATCTGTTCGGCTGCGGAGATGATCTGGTTCATGCCTGCGTCCGTCTGCGGGATCTTCGTCGCCGTCGTGTAGAGCAGGTTGAAGATGTTGAGTTGGATCTCAATAGCCAGATTGTCGAGACCGATGATGGTGTCGATGAACTGGTTCGTAGACGTCGTGGTTCCCGGCTGGATGATCAGAGCGCCACCCTGATAGGCCACGAAGACGTTGCAGTTCTTGTCCAGCACCGCACTCAGTTGCGTCCGATTCAGGAACTCGGCCGTCACGCCCGGCTGCTGCTTGTACATCAGCGTAATGACGGAAGAGTTCTGGCTGTAGTCCGTGGTGAGAATACGCGCCAGCATCGACACTACTGCGTACGGAGACGTAGACGAGAACTGGACGGCGGCGTGAGTCAAAGCCTGCTGCGCCAACAGGTAAGCGATATCGGCGCGGCTGGTCGAATCCAGAATCCGCGTGTCCTGACTGGTGATGCCGTAGAAGTGCTTCGTCGTCATTGCCTGAATGGCCGGAGCCACCTGAAGGTGGTCCGCATCTGTGGCTTCGGGGATCACCATCGCGTACCACTGATAGCCGAAGTTGAGATCGAAGAGATTGACGGCATCGAGCGCCGTCTCGGGATCAGCACCTTGTACCGTGAACTGCCCGGGGTTATCCGACGTCACGCCCATCTGAAACGAGATGTCATCAGGGTCGGGAACCTCGACCTGCGGGTCTACCGCAACCGTCGCATCCTTCGCCTGCCGAGTCTGCGGCTGTGTCGCCGGAGTCGTATCCTCTTCATCATCATCTTCTTCGTCCGGCTCCTCGACCATGATGCGGAGGATGTTGATCGACGAAGCAACGCCGAGGGTGCGTGAAGCGAACTGGAAGTTGTTGCCGTTCCAGACGCAGGTTGCCTGCACACCCGCCGCCGTCATGGCTTCATTGATGACTTCGGCAACGCCGTTCAGGTTGGTCTGCGTCGAGAAGTCGAGACTGTCAACCTCGATGGGGGCAAAGTTGTTAACTGCGATGTTGAGCTTGCCCGTCGTGATCGAAGTCCAGTTGCCGATAGCTTGCTGATCCGGCGTCAGTGTGGCTCCGACGAGCACACCTGCGGCTGCGGTCTTCACCCACCGCCCGATAAGGATATCGGTTGGCTGCGGGCGCTGAGCGAACCATAGGGTCGCAGCATCGTACTCGATGCCGTCTGATCCGAAAGCCTGACCGACTTCGGAAAGCGAAGAGAACTTAAGCAGGCGGTGCTGTAGGTCGATCACCTGATTGTTCGTCAACAGGAGCATGGAGGTCGTGTTCTGAGCCTGCGATGCTGCCGCCGCTACACTCACCTGAACGTTGACGAGGCCGCTGATTGGCAGGGCAATGCTTCCCATTAGCAGTCTCCTTTCCTATGGATCAAAGAGTCCGGAGTTACTTCCCAATCTATCGGCGGGGCGTCTGAGTAAATGGTTCCGTAGACGCCGCCTACGTCCAGCACCGCATAGGTAAATTGTACGGGGCGACGCAAGTGAATCCCCACGTCTACACGCCGCTGCCAGCGCCCCTTGATCGTCTCCGACATTGTGATCTGGTCATCGATCGATACCAGCTTGACGGGATCGATGAACTCGGAGTTCTGACGGATGCCTGCACCCATGCGAAGCGCCAGCGCACTGTCTCCCGCCTTGCTCCCATAGAACGTAACCGTCATCTCGATCTCCTGATTGCGGAAGACGGTATCGCCGTTCGGCAAGCCAGCGCCGGAGAAGTGCTGCACCACCGGGTCCCAATCGCTGATCGTCCGCGTAATCGAGAACGCCGCCCAGCAGGGGCAGTTGAAGTCCGGTATCGGCGGCGGGTCGGGTTGCCATGCAGGGCGCACCAGTTCAGGATCGAGTTGAGTCAGCCCGACGATCCACGCCTGTAGCAGATCCTCTAACTGTTGGTCGGACAGCGCCCCATTCAGATCGACTGGAATAAGGAAACCGCCCGTCGCACTCGTGTTGGTGGACACGATGATCAACCCTCCATCGGTGGTGCGTCCTGCAAGTCTTGGCTGGTGCAGTACGCCTGCACGAAGCCGCGACCATAGTTGGTGTAGTCCTCTACGGTCTCGACCAAGTAATCGTCTCCGCGCCAGAGAACCAAGTCCGGTAAATAGCCATCCGTTTGCTGCCGCAGCCGAAACTGCGTAATGACGAGACAGCTTTTTCTGCCCGTCGCATAATCCTTTGGCCGATCCTGCGTATTCGCGCCCGAGGGCTGCACAATTCCCGTCGTCGGTATCTGCTCCTCTATCGACTCCGTGCGCCCCTGCGCGTTGACTGCGGAACCACGCCGCACCACCGTAAAGGTGTCCATGAAGAGCGGGCTTGAGAGGACGACGTTGACATCAAGCGAAGGCATTGCTGTCACCTCCCCGACGATTCCGCAGGCTGTAGTTCACCGCGTTGCGTAGCTGCCCGGTTACGATCAGCGGCTTCGTACCCATGAAACCCTTGCGGCGGCGACCCTTGATCGTTCCCGGCTTGAGCGGCGTAAAAGCTCCGTTGGTGATGTAAGCGCGGACGCCTGCCTGAGCCGTCAGCCCCGCCGCATTGAGGCTTTTATCGACTCCACCCTCGTCGCCGTCAAGAGCAGCCGTTGCCCCCTGCGCAAGACGCTTTTGGATGGGCAGCGTGACCGCATCAACACCCGGTTGAAGAAACGGACGCGGCGGTATATTGTTCGCCGGGGATCCACGATCCTGTATGTAGGCCAGCGACGCATTAGTTATCCCTCCACCGCTGCGCGATACGGTCTTGTCTTCGGGATAGCCGACGACGACCATGCGCCTCGCCAGAGTCGCCATCGCAGCCTTCAACATCTTCGTGTTGTCGACGACGGTTGTGATCTTGTAGTTGAGCAGCGTGTCGTTGTTCACCACTTACCCCCGAAGCGCGGCTGTGGCTGTGGCAGGAATCTCCCTACCGGAACGTTCGAGTTGGGGTTTTGGTTGTACCAGCCCGGGCCAAAGCTCCCCAGCCCCTGCGCGGTCCATGCCGAGGGGTCCAACATGCCATTGCAGGGACACACTGAGGCCCAAGCTGGTACGCCCAACTGTATCGGACCAGCGCCAACCAATCTAGCCATGCGAAGGAACCGCTCCCCGTAGACGGTCAGGTTCCAGTGGCCCGCACTGGACTCCGCAGCCATGCCCGTGTCGTAGGAGACGGAGACCGAGCCAGCAGCCTCCGAACTGACGACGCCGTGGAGCATGCCCGGGACGCCACCAGAGCCAGCCGCAGGCATCGCAGCCGCTTCCAGAGCCAGATTGTGTTCTACGAAGAGGACGGTGCCGATGGCCAGCGCCGAACCCCAGCGGCAGGTGAGCAGGATGCTCGCAGCATCGAGCCAGAACTGGATCGACGCATCGGGAAACATCACCGGATCGGAGAACGCAGGAGCGACTGCCCGAAACTCGTCCGGAGTCGTTGGCACCGGCATTGCTCTCGATCCATACACTCTCGCCCTACTTTTCCAGCGGTGCGGTCTTGGAGACGTTGCCCGCTAACGTCGGTTGGAGTTCACGAACAGGTGGCGCACTCAGGGTCGTCACGCCGTTCGCCTTGAGGTAAGGGTGACCGGAAAGTTCGACGGGTACATCGTGTCGGCCTGCGGGATAGCGGATGATCTCGCGCTCCTGCGTGGTCAGGTGGACGTCCTGCGGGAAGATCATCGGCTCTACCTCGCCGCCGAACTTCTCGCAAGCTTGCTCCGGAGTCAGAAAGCCCATGCGCCTGAAGCTCCCGATGATGTTGTTCTTCGCCGGAGCTTCATTGGGCGATAGTGCTTTGGTCGCATACGATCCCGTACCTACAGGCTCGGTACTGGTGATAATCATTTCTTCTCCTCGCCCCCGCCGCGATTGTCATACTTCGCCTGTGTCGAAGATTCCGCAGGCGTCTTACCTGCTCCCAGCGGGGCGGGAGCAGTGTGGGCTGATGGATCGCCATGAAGAGGTGCAGCGTGAACGGGAGCGTTTACAGGCGAGGCAGCGGAAACGCGAGCGGGTGGGGGATATCTTCCCTGCGCTAGTGATCTCTGCTTCGCGTCTTCGTCGGCTTCTTTCTGAAGCTCTTCGCGCTCGTCGTCCGAGACCTTGATGATGCCCGTCAGTTTGGCCTTCTTGACCGCATCCTCCGGCAGCTTCTCAAGCCGCTTCGGTGGAGCTTGGCCCGCGTCTTCGGCCTGATGATAGGTGATGACGTCGGTGATGGTGAACTTCAGTGTCGTACCGGGATCGGGCGAGAGCCGCAGTACAGGCAGACCTGTCTTGTCGTCGTACACCTGTGGCTCAGGTGACGTCATCGTGGACGGGAAGATGTGGTCTGACCGCAACTGACCGGGACGTGGTTCGCCGCTCTCGAAGTCTGGCAGCGTTCCGTGCTCGGCTTGCCTGCTGGTGTGTCTCGCATCCTTCTCCGGAGACTCTTTGCGGGTGATCGGTGGTTGCGCCATTGTGTTTTCTCCTTCACAGAAAAGGCAGCAGCCCTACGCCGCTGCCTTTTCACTTTGCTTTTAGTTACTGCCTGCAAAGAACTCTTACAGACCATCCCAGTAGGATGCCGTCTCCGGATAGACCCACTCGACGACACCTAAGCGGCAATAGTAGGTCGCCTTGTGATAGATCCCTTCGTACTGAAGCGGCGTACGTTGCAGCAGCGTCATAGGGAAACGGACGCGATCATAAGCCTTGGTGTAGACGATCATGCGGTCTACCGTATTCGGCTGGCCGAGTACGCCACCCTCGCCCGCTCCGGTGAGCCACTTGATCGGGACGATGGTCAGAGAGCCGCTGCCGTTCGAGACGGAGACGTTGTTCTCTTCGATGTACCGCTTGATGGACATATTGCCAGCCTGCGTCGCAACCTTCGCCGTGGCGATGTAGCCGAACTGCTCGGGCGGGATGCCGATGCGGTTCGACATGGTGGACCAGCCCGAAGCTGCCCACGTTGTCGTCAGCGCCTGATTGAAGTCAGCCAGAACCTCATCCGGAGTCTTGTTTCTCCACTGCGTCCCACCTCCGGCCTGCGACGTCGCGGGGAAGTTGGTTCGCATCACTCGCGGGCTGGTCAGAAGCCCCGGCTGCGAGAGCGATAGGTCACCGATGTAGACCTGCTCGTCGATATCCATCTGGTGCTTCAGGTTGATCGCGTCGATCTTGCCTTGATCGATGGGTCGGCCAAGCCGGATGGCACTCTCAAGCTCCGGAATCGTGTACTTCAATTCCAGCGCCCACAGGGTCAACGGCAGAGCCATTTTGTTGATGTCGAGATCGACGCCTGTGATCTGGGTCGTGGTCTTGCCGATCCACGCCTTGCCCGTACCGACGCCGTGGCCTGTACCGAGTGAGCCAGCCGAGGCCACCGTCTGCTGCGCGAACGCAGTAAACTCGTCGGCCAACGTGACGTCTTCGCGGAGGTCGATATCACGCGCCCACGTCACATCGACCAGCGGCAGGTGAAGCGTCGGGTCGAGGCGTTCCAGTTCGCCCACAAGGAATGTTCCCGTTGAGTCGCACCAGCGGCCGTCATGGGTACGGTAACGCTGGCCAAGTGGTACTCCATTGGCGTCGAGGGTGCGGCGTGCAGTCTCAAAGGTGAACATTTGAATCTCCTCGTTTTACGGCGAAATTCTGAAACTGATTTTCCGGTTTCCGGAAAATTTACTCACCACCGCCCGTATGGGGGATCGTGACGACCAACTCGGCAAGACCGTTCGAATCCGGCTGACCGTTGAAGTGCGCGTTCGAGAGCGGTCCAACACCGGAGACCGCAGAGAAGGTGGCATCGGCTTCGACAACAAACGCCTCACCAAACTTCGTTGCAACGCCAGCGCAGCGAACGCCGATATAGCCCTCGCGCAGAACGTCGACAACGGGTGGCGCTGCGATCTGCGTCATGTCCGAGTTGAGAACGAACGGCTGCGTCGGGTACGCCCGCACGACGATGCCGTAGATGAACGTGGCCGCAGCATCAGCAGTGCCGAAGGCGCGAACCGAGTCTCCGGCGTCGGAGATCATCACGGCCTGACCGGGAACCAGAAGCTGACCCGGCTCGATCTTGCAAGGCTCGATCCACTGTGGATGCGTTCGGGTGACGCCGCCCGGTTGCAGACCGGGCATGCGGAAGGTGAGAACCATCGGAGAAGTCGAAGCCGCATCGCGGACTTTCCATCGCCCGGGCAGGCGGCGCAGGGTGGGCTTTTTATCCAGCAGGCGGGTGATGAAGTCACGAATGGTCTGCATTACGGCTCCTTTACGCTTCGGTACTGCCACTGGTTCGGTCACGGCTACATGACCCGTTTCGACCAAAACTCGCGGTTGCGTTCGTTCATCTGCTTGATCGTGAGCGGCCCGGCTGCATCAGCGGTGCGAACAAAGTTGTTGCCGCCATCAAACTGAGTCGCAGTCCGATTCATAGCTTTCATCTGTGCGGCTGCGGAGAAAAAGAGGTTGCGGGTGTCCTTGACGGAGAGCCGATTCAGAGCTTCCGCAGTCAGCGGCCTGTCGCCACGCAACTCGGCCAGCATCGCCGCTCCCGCCGTCGATGAAGACGCAATCGACAGAGCCTTCTTGCGCAGCCCCGTTAGACCGCTCACTGTGTCGCGTGGTTTGGTGGCGCGATCAAAGGTGGGGAACGAGATCCCCGGCGCCAGAACTTCAGCCGCCGCCATCGTCGCCTGAACCGACTCCTCCATGTAGCGCGAGTCAGTCACCTTGGCCGCGTCAGCCTTGGCCGAGTCCGACGTCTCTTCGGTCACGTCTTCGTCTGGATCTTCGTCCTTGGCTTTGGAGTCGACGATCTTGTCGCCCGTCTTCTTGTCTCCCGTGCCTTCGAGAGCGGAGAGCCGCGCCTGAATCTCGGCCACGGTGCGCTCACAGGAGGCCAGCCGTTCGGCCAGATCCGTGCCCTCTTCACCTTCCTGATCGCCAACGACGCGGAGGCTCTTGTCTCCGTTGCCGTTTTCGCCGTTACCGTTCTCGCCGTCATCGTCGCCGCCGTCCGGATGGATGTGGATATGCGTCTCGCCTACAAGAGTGCCGTCATCGGCAGCTTCTTCGATGGCTTCGAGGACGGTTTCAAGTTCGTCCTGATCCTTGGCTCGGAAGGCTTTGCGGATACGATCCTTGAATGTGGTCTTGGTCTTCGTCGCTACCTTCATCTCACCCTCCGCGTCACGGATACTGCATCTTGGTCCGCATCGCCCCTGATCTACCAGAGCGACGTGATTACCGAGGATATCGACCTGATATCCAACTCCTGCTGACTCTTCTTCGTACTCGGCGTCATAGCCGCTTGAGACTTCTTCGAGACCTTCGTCGACGACCTTACTGATAGCGTCTTTGTCGGTAATGAGCAGATCTGCGAGAAGCAAGTCATCTTCGACTCCGACGCCTCGGCGCGTATCGAACACGACGCCTACGGCGAGATCCTTCCAGTTCTCCGGCGTTACGTCTTCGTCCGGATGATCGAGCGTGACGGGCTTCCCGTTGAAGCTTTCGATAGTCTCGTCACGGAAAACGTCCTTGTCCCTGCGGTGAATCTTGACCGTTCCATCGGCTCCGTCCGTGACTGGCGTTTCACCGGGACCATAGAGTTGAACTCCGGTACGACCTATCGGCACATTGCGGCAGAGCAGAAAGCCCTCGGGAGTCTTCTCGCGGTTCGGTCCAAGCTTGAGCGTCGTAAAGAATCGCACCGCTTAAGTACCCCATAACTTCCGTTATACGTCGCGTGTCAATACCCCATTCATTTTCCGGTTACCGGAAAATCCTAGGGGGATGTTACTAATTTGGTTCCAGTGAACCTTTACTTGAAGTTTTTATATGGAAACGATAGTATCCTAGAGGATTTAGTCATTCAACAGCGGCTCTGGGTAGCAGCGGCAGTTCGGCCCCTGTCCCGCGTGGTAGCGTGTTCCGTTCGCGGCTGCGATAGGCGGCTGACTCCACAGAATCGTCTTCCCCTCCAGCTTGCGATGCTCTTCCCGAACCTGCGCGTCTTGTGCCGTGCGCCAGATGTAGGAGTCAGAGCCAACATGCTCGGCTCTCACCTGCGTCAGGACTGAGGATGTTCGTGCCGTCTCAGTTCGTGCGATCAGCTTGGCGCGGCTTACCGTCACCTGACCGGAGCGAAGGATCTCCGGCACGATCTCATCGAGCCTCGCGCCGCCGATAAGAGCCTGCTGTGTCAGTTGGTGGACTCTCTGGCCTGCTTCCAGAGGCAGACTCTTGATCAACGTCACCTGCTCGGCCATAAGCTTCGAGAACGCCACTCCTACCGGAGCTTGGGCAAGCTCGACGGTGAGACCCCTGCCAATCTGGTTTGCGAGAGCTTTCCACGAGCGGAGATCGCGCCAGCCCACCTCCGAGTGCATACGCTCGGTAACGGACTGCGCCCACGGCTCGATGAGGCGGCTGTAGGACTCCAGAGCGCGGTACATCTGCTGTTGGTTGCCGAGGGGATTCTGAACCGTGTAGCCGTTGATGATCGAGCCAACCTGTCGACCTACGGCGACCAGAGAGCGTTGATATTCACGCTCAGCGATGCGGGCCTTCGAGAATCTGAGCTTGGCAGCTTTCCGCATCGCCGCTTGCTTCTGGCGTTCGGTCATCTGCGCGGCGGGTGGAGGAGCTACGGCCATTCGCCAGCCCCTACTGGATCTTCCATTCGACCTGAGCGCGACTGTTGTTTCTGCTCATCCACGATTGAATCTCGCGTTGGGCAAGTCGGCGGTCTCCGTACACTCCTGTCGTTCCGTCCGGAAAAATCACCTTGTAGTCGAGTCCCGTAGATCCACCGGGAACAACTGTGATCAGGTCCATAGCGTCCTTGGCCTTGCGCTTGTCGCGTGGTCCAGTCTCCAGCCTGTTCACGATGACGTTGGCGGCTTCGAGGTTATTGGTTCGCATCGCCTTCTCTGCCGTCGAGGTGTCAACACCCTGAGCCTTGAGTCGGTCGATCCGCTGCCAAAGCTTATCGGTTCGTGATCCGAGCTGAAAGTCCTTCGCCTTGTCGCGCACTCGTCGGTGGAGGTGAAGATGAATCGTGGGCATGTCCGTTACCTCTCAAGTCAGAATGGCGTGATGGCCCGCTGCAAATAGTTCCCAAGCGACGTAGACCAACGTGACGGCGTAGACGAGCACCTTGGCAACCAGCAGAACGTAGTCCTTCAGCGTCAGTTCGAGCAGAGGGACGAGGATGAAGCTCACCAAGAGGATGATGACGATCAGTAGCATTAGACGCCTCGATTCTCGCCGTCGCGCTCAAGTCGAAATAGTTCCATCTCCAGTTGCTTGATACGAATTATCTGGTTCTGAAGGATGCGGTTCAGCGCAGGGACTGCGGAAGGGATGGCCGCATCGATCTCGGCCTGCGTAATCTTCTGCTCCTCCTGCCAGTCGGCCAGCGATTGCCGGATACGATCGATGCCGGGAGTCCGCTCCTCTACTACCTCTTCGCCGTCCTTGGCTGCGTCGCCGCTGAGGCTAAAGAACTTCATCAGTTCGTTGAGCTTCTGCCGCACCTCACCTGCGTCGATGGTCTTGGCAGTGTCTTTGCACTTCCCGCCGCAGCCGGGACAGTCGCGCACCTTTGCCCGCATAGCAGGCTTGGCCGAGTCGAGTGTGACGACCCGGCCATCGCGCCTGTGAAGGTGAACGGTTACGCTCATGGCTTCTTCTTTTCTTCCTCTTCTTCGTCGTCGTCTCCGTTCGGCTTGACGGGTTTATCCGGAGAGTCGGCTGGCTTGGGAACGTCGGCGGGGTGGGGGTGTTTTGGATCTTCTGGCATGGCTTTGATCTACCTTTCGGGTGGGTTGGGTTTGGGGAAGATTTATCGCAGCCAGTGAAGGTCCTCGGTCACGGATTCGGCTCGTCGTAGCATGTCGGCCTGCTGCGCTCCGGAGGGATGGCGGTGAACGCGATCAACGTTGTAGAAATCCACGAGGTTCTGCTCTCCCTTAGAGAGCCTGCGCCCGTTCTGCTTCTTCACCAGAAGCTCCTTGGCGCGAGTCTCTACCTGCCGCTCGATGCTGATACCGGAGGCCACGTTGGCAGCAATCACGTGATCGGCGCGGGTATCGCCCAGCTTGAGCCGTTCCTTGGTTTCGAGTGGTGTTACAGGCTTTACGGCTTCCGGCTCTGCCTTGGGCTGCGTGGACGGCGTATCAGCGGCCTTTTCAGGCGGCTTCGTCTTCTGCTCGGCTTCGGTAGTGATATTCGGGTTCATACGAACATTGTACGAAGCCGTGCAAGCCCCTCGGCTACCTTCGTGACTTCGGTTTCGGCTTCAGCTTCGCCCGCGTAGGTGCCGGAGCAGCCCCCCGCCAGATGACCGTGCCACCCGCAGCCATACCCGCAGGCTTCAACCCCTGAAGAGCGATGTTGGCCCCGTCTTGGATTGCGACGCCGCCGCTGGCGAATCCCATTACTCCTCCACCCAGAAGTAAATGTTATGCGGGTTGGCCGTGCTGTCGGAGATCGCTGTCGCCTCGTCAGCCGACTGAATCACCTGCGGAATAGATGCCGACGTGATCGTGCCTGCGGTGAGATTACCGGGAACGGTCAAATTGGAACTCAGGGGAGCGGACATGACGTTGGAATAAGTGATGACGCCCGGCCCTCCGCTGGTGAGTAAATATCCAGCAGCTAGGTTCGTAGCGAACGCAACAGACGGACTCCATGACGTTCCAGTCGAGACCGCGATCCCCGCAGGTGGATAGACTTGCTCAGCACCGCCACCTCCGGCGTTTCCAGCCGTAATCGTGCCGTCCGGATTGAGCCACTTGTCCGCAATCGGGCTGGCTTGGACGTAGCGTTGCGCCCACACCTCGTCGGCGGGAGCAACCGAGACCCCGGCACTGGTGCTCATAGACCCATCCGGTGCCAGATGTTTGTCGACGAGTGGCGAAGCCGTGTCGTAGTTGGTCATGGCTTTATTGTACGAGCCGACTCAAGCAGAGCTTTGGCGATGTGAGCCTGTGAATACGTCGCCAGACCTAACGCCCGCGTCAGGCTACAGTTCCCCTTCACGTAGACCTCATCATTCGTATCCGAGTAAACGATGATGAGATCCTTTGCTTCGCCGTTATCCCTGAAGCTCTCGGCCACTTCCATCAAGACTTCTGTTCCCGTCATTCGACTCGCCTCCGCTGCGGAACCCTTGGCCGTACCACAAGCGGAGGCGCGACCAGAGAGAGGTATTTCTGTTGCCTACTGTACCTGATTCTCGCGCAACATCTGTTCGACGCGGACGAAAGCCCTGTGCCACTGCTGAAGCGCACGCTTCTTCCGCGACTCCTCGACGAGGAGTTCGTCGGCGGCCTGCGACTCCGGCCACTCGGCCGTATCCGCTACCAGCCACACCCGATCATCGGCAAATACCATCTTCGTCATTAGTGCTCCGCTAACAACTGCTATAGTACCTCGACGACCAGTTCCCCGCTGACCTCTTCCCAAACGCGGAACTCGATCTGATGGTTTTTGACCATCATCTCAGCCAGTAGTGCCTTGAACTCGTCGCAGTCGGTAAACTCCCGCGTCTTACCGCCCTCGATCAGCCGGAACCGTTGGAAGTCCTCGCTCATACCCATCGCGCAGCCTCGCCTCTCTCCTGCTTGCCAGCAGGGATAAACTTGTCTTATGTGGCAGCGTATACGCAACTGGCTCGCACAGTTCAACGTCAGCGCCAAGTCACTCGCCTGTCTCTGGGCGGCTGCGTCCTTCCTCTACGTCGAAAACAAGCGATTCCACGACGCCGTGTTCAATCTCTTCAGCCGCTTCCCCCACTTCATGCAGGAGTTCGTCGTAGGCGTTATCATTCCCCTCGTTCTCCTGCTCGGCCACTGGCGCAAGAAGAAAGCGGAATCCAATGATGCAGTACAGCTCAACCGGACTAGCGAAGACCAAGGACTTTGAGGGGCTGCGGCTCTCGGCCTATCAGGACAGCGGCGGCGTCTGGACCATCGGCTACGGCCATACGGGCAAGGACGTAAAGAAGGGTTTGGCGATCACCGAGCAGGACGCCGAAGACCTGTTGAAGAAGGACGTTCAGTGGGCTGTCGATTGCGTCAACCGCAACGTGACCGCCGACCTGAATCAGAACCAGTTCGACGCTCTGGTGGATTTTGTCTTCAACGTCGGCTGCGGAGCTTTTGACCGCTCGACGCTGCTGAAGAAGATCCACGATGGTGACTTCGAGGGCGCTGCGGAGGAGTTCCTGCGCTGGAAGTTCGTTAAGGGCGTCGCCGTCCCGGGCCTTTTGCGGCGCCGCGAGGCTGATCGGAAACTGTTTCTGACCCCGGTTCAATAGCCTCGTTGCAGAAGCCGATCACGCCGTATCCGTGGATCGTCACCACATAGACCTTCTCCCACCCGATACGCTTGTCTCCGCTCGTACTGTAGAGCCGCGCCGCTACGTCCTTGCTGGCAACATGGAAATTGAACGGACGGAGCAGGTAGCGAAGGTGCGCCACTAAAGCCTGTTTGTCTTGGAACTCGACCAGCGTCTCCATCGACTCGGCCAGATTGCCCTTGTGCTCCCTGAACTTCATAGCCCCACTCTAAACCGCGTCGAGTGTTAATCTTCCAGCTACACCCCAAAAAAAATTAACCTTAACAGGTCTATTCAGTTTAGGTTGGAGCAGATTCGTTAAAGACAAAAGGCTGAGTTAGCCGCTCAGCCTCTTGACAACTCGATAGCATCCCTTCCAAAGGAAACGCCGATATGCAGAAGCTTATCGCAGCGAACGCTAAGCTGCAACAAAAATCCGAAGTAAATAGTAATCGGAAATCATTACCAACTAGATACCCCCGCCGTCGCCGCAATCACCTCAATCTCTCCCCCGGTGTCTACCTGACCTTCAAGGCGATCTGCCGCGCCATCGCAGCTTGCGGAGGGTGCTGCGACTGGGACGCAGCCAAGCTGGCTCACCATTGCGGGGTTGGAGTCTCGACCTATTTCACCCACTCTGCGATCCTTGTCTCCCGAGGTCTGATCGTCCGTGTTCCCCGCCCCGGCCACGGAAAATATAACGAGACCAGCCTCTTGATGCGGCCAAAAGTTTTGAACAGTTCCACTCTCGATTCTGAGAGGGAAGTACTAAGTCCTTTAACTTCAAAAACAAATACACCCACGGCTTCGCGTGGGCTTCACCAGAACAATCACCCGGCGTTTCGTCAACTCATCGAAGAGAAACGCAGCCTTGAAGCCGACAAGGCCAAGCGCGTCCAGTACGCCAAGACACTTGAGGCCGAGAACCGCAGCCTGAGATCGATCGTACGAGGCCGGGACCATAGCCGGACGAGGCCGGATGCATCGCTTGGAGTCTACCGCAGCCCCGCCGAAGATCCAGAGCGCCTTGAGGCAAGGATGGCCGCGAGAGCCACAGTCAAAGCGGCGAAGGAGAAGACGCAATCGCTGCTGACAGCCCACTGTGAAGCCTGCGAGGGTAGCGGCAAGCTGCGGACAGAGCGGGCGGGGATGGAGTTCACCTTCACCTGCTGGGAGTGTTTCTTGGGGATGGAGTAGACGATTGGTTACTGCTCACTTTCCTGTTTTTCGACATGAAATGAGGCTAAAATCCAAACAGTGCAGCCCTTTCCGGTTGCCGGGGTTAGTCACACCCGCCCATTCCAACGAGGTCGCCTCGGCGACTTAAAAGGAAAAGGCCCGGTGTCGTAACCACCGGGTCTCTTCGGAAAGGATAAAACCATGATCACCATCGTGATTAAGGTTGATATTAGCACAATCCTTGCGCTCGTTAGGGCTTGGATTTGCTTCCTGCACTAAAAACGGGGGCCGTCCTTCGGGGCGGCTTCTGTTACTTCTTCGCCTTCTTCTCGCCCGCTACTTGGCTTGCGGTGATATCCGCACAGGTCTTTTCCATCTGCTCGGCTTCAACGTTTCCGGCCTTGATGGCTTCACCCGCGAGAGCCGCGCACTGGACTTCGGGCGGCATCAGCGGGCCAGAGCTTGCGGCCTGATGCTGGACCGATCCAAGGTTGATCGAGACGACGCTGTAGCACCCTGTCAGCGTCAAGAGAAGCAGGACAAGAAAACTCTTCATGGCCAAGTCCACCTCTATGACGAGGATACCAGCGCGGTCAACCTCGCTTCAGCCACTCGTCGATGGACGCAGGCGTCTTGTACTCCCCGGTTCGCATGTAGCGATCTATCGCCTCAAGGCGGTCCGAGTGTGGCCACTGGATCGTGTAGTCTTCGCCCTGCCACCGCTGCTGAAAGACTGGGTAATTGCGATACTCGTCATTCAGTATGTGGGCGTCGCCATTCCACGTCGCATCGTCGCCACGCTCAACCGAGAACTCGACACCGACATAGATCAGCCCCGTATTGCACCACGTCACATCGACGAGTTCATTCTCCGCAGTCGCGTTCCAACCGTGGAGGATCATCTCGCCCGTAGGAGCCAGCGCGACACCCTCGATGTACTTCAGCTTGAACTTCGCAGCCAGATTGATCGCGTTGCCGTAGCACTGCTTCTGCGCTCCCTGCGGATAGGCGAAGCTCCACGGCATCGGCCTGTAGTCCACGCCATGCTGCGCTATGAAGTCGTAGGGCGAGGTGTAGACGAGGCCGGGGAGTAGCGGATAGCTAAGAGCAGAGACTATCAACCCATCGCGCACCTGTTGCAGGTTGAACTGGTAATCTTCTTCGTTCATATCCACGATTCCACGACCTGCGGCTCATCTTTTGGATCGCGTTCCACTCGAATGCAGTGGGCGGGTACGTAGCTACGAGCTTCATCGAGCGAGTCAGCAAGACGGAAGTAATCTGTCGCCTGTATCTTTTTGTCAGAACTTACAGCCCAACGGCGCATTACAAAGTGCTCTGGATAATCTCGTGGCCGCTCGTAGATTACGAATATCTCAAGTTCACCTACGAACTCATGGCAGTGCCCGCAGTACTGTTCGCGCTCGTCGTTCGGGTTGTGACTGACTCTTCCGCACTTCGGACAGGTGAAGCTCATCGCTTTTGAACCTCAGAATCCCTTGCTTGCCTCAGTGTGATCGTCGCTGAGTTCGTGTAGTTGAGAGCGACGCTGTGTGCTCGGTTGATCGCGTGCGCAACGGCGCGTACCTGCTGTGCGTATGTAGCGAGCGGAAGTGATCCCGGTTCGTTCATAAGCTCCATCACAAAACTACGGCACCCTTCGAGTTGAGTGAGCAGATGTGCGACCACTCTCCAGCGTTCTTCGCCCGATATCTCTAGTTCGCTCAAAGCTTCGCCCACAATTCCATCTCCAGTTCCTCGCCAGTGAAAGCAAACAGCGCAGCCGTCTCCGTAAACGAGACGGGTATCGCCCCCAACACCATGCCACCGCTACGTGGACGAAAGACTCCTTCGATGATCTTCAGGCCAGCCGACTGTTGATTAGGGCTCATGACCTCGACGATGCAGACGCACCATTCATCTGTCGACCCCAACGGCCGTAGCCGTACCGTATCACCCTGTTCGATCATTCAGAAGTCCATTCTGCAAGCCAGCTTGATACTGCGTGGATCATCAGGCCTACCCGCCGTTGTACAGGCTGCGGTCAGGCCACAGAGCCTGCACTCCAGCAGGTACTGCCCACACCGCTTGGCCGGATAAGGCAGCGTGATCAGGCACGACGGGACGACGCGCTCCTGTACCACGTCAAGATCCACACCATCGGGATAGGCCGGATCAGGTGGGCATTGCGGTTCCCTTTGCAGATCGAACCACTCGACTTTGAAGTGCTTGTTATCGGCCATCTGCTACTCGCTCTCCTTGGGGATCTCATACGGAGTCCAGCTAGGGTTGTTTCGGTTGATGGCGTTCGCTACACGCAGAAAGCCGTAGGCGAGACGCTTGTTGTCGTGCGACGATGCCGCTCCGGCAGCATAGCCGCACATCAGTAGCAGCGTAGAAAACTCATCGTCCGTCAGTTCGATCTTCATATCGCTCCTACCTCGCGGCTTCTAGCCGTAAAAGCTTCATCGGTTGGTTCTTCGATCATCCCGAAGGCGCAGAGAATCTTCAACTGGATATCCCGCGCCCCGCGACAGAGATGTGTCTCCGGCTTACCCTTCAGCGCCGGGTGGTGACAGATCTGCGAACTCTCCAGCTTCGAGATGCGGTACGTTACACGCACCTGAAGCTCTGGATCCCCGTTGGCTCCGAACGGGCACGTAGCACAGTGCGACTTCATCACTGGCCAATTTTTTACGTTAAGCTTTTTCTTCTTCACTGTTTCGTTCCTTCTAAATCGCGCAGCATTTGGTCGAGCAGTTCCTTGAACGGATCGCTCTCGTCCGGAGAATCCATCGCGAGCCACAATGCGGCGATACTCTTCGCCTCGTCGATCTGGTCGAACATCTCCGGCAGCGTCTCCTTGATGTACACCATCAGCAGCATGACGCGGATACAGCCTTCAACGGTTGGGGGAAAGATGGCGCGGAACGCTGCAACATCTTGGGCCAGCTTCCCGACCAAAACCTCTACTCTCGACTGAAACTCCTTCGGAGCAATCATGGTTGGCCCTCCTCTTCTACTAGCTTAGCCAAACAGAGAACGCACATGAACTCTGTAGGCCGATCTCCACGCTCTCGAATCGTCTCCTGCGTCGATGGCGAGAGCCAGATCGCTCTTCCACATCCACCGCACACCGTCTGCCTCGCCCCATCGATGCTAAGCGGGTCAAATCCACCGACAAAGACCATCGGATCCTCTTGCTTCGGGTCAGCCGCTTCGAACTGACGCAGCAGCTTCAATTCTTCTTCCGTCGCAAACTCGACCATCTGGCGTACCACTTCACGCTCACTCGGCATCGACGTTGCTCCTCATCGTGCGGACTGCGTGGCTGATCAGGTTGTCCATCTCCGTCCTCGCCGCAATTAGCTCCTTCGTCTTCTTCCGCAGCCGGATAATGCAGGCGACATTGAAGACGCAGCAGACGAGATTCGCGACGATAACAACAATCTGGATCGTCTTCATGCCGCCGCGACCTCCGCAAGCTGCGCAGCCAGCCGCTCTACCTCGGCAACGACATCAGCCTCAGTCCAGTAGTGGCCATCACGCAATAAGCCACAACGCGCATATATGTCGTAAACCTCGCGGGAGCGTGGCGAAAGCGTCTCGGGGTCGATCTCCGGATCAAACTTCCCATCGAAACAGTGACCGCAGTCGAAGCCGAACCACCAGCCCTGTCCATCCTCGTGCTCAGTACAGGGTTCAAGTTCGGAGAGATTGACGCCGCCGTGAGCCGAGATGCCATCGAGCCTGTCCGAACCATACTCCGCTCCGTGGAGCGGGTGGCCCGGGGGAACGCGAACATAGCCGCAGCGATGCTCCCCTTCCCTTGCCTGCGTCACCGCGCAGGACAAGCCAAGGTGCTTCCACTCGCGCTCGATCTTGTAGGGTTCAAAGGGTAAGCACATTTTTCTTCTCCTCTGCTCTGACATACATAAACGGCGCATCGATCAGCCTGCGATGAAACACCTCAAAATCGCCATCGTTGATTATCTCGTAGAGCTTGCCATCGGCTCTCGCCTCCAGCCCCGCGCCTACAGCCCGCATCGAGGCGATGACGTAGGCCCGCGTTCCGCTGACCTGACCCGAATACCAGTTCTTCTTGTCGCTATCCTCGAACGGATTCTTACCATCGTCAGCGTAGTAGCGAAAGCGATACGACAGCTCATACTTCACTTCCGGCTCGATCTCGCGGACCCCAGCCAGCCAGTCCTGTCGATTCGTTATCGTCGACAGGAACCAAATCCCTACCGTCTTTTCATCGAAGAGAATCAATTCGTCCTCTCCTGCTTGGCGATGAACTCCTTCATCGCCTTCAGCATGTCGGCGCGGACCGCATCCGAGATGTAGAACATCGAACCGCCTCCACCAAACTCGAAGAGCAGGAGAGCGAACCCCAATCGAGGCTCACCCTTGTACTCTTCAAGTGCTGCGTGAATGCGATGGCCGATATCGTTCATCCGCGACTTGATCTGCTCGTTCGTTACCTCGTAGCTCATGTAACGGCACTCCCTCTGTGCTTGGCGATGTGGGCACTCATCCAGCGCCAGCGGTTCCACTGCGGTACGAACTTCGGCGGTTTTATCTCGCAGTGCGGACAGACGCAAGCCAGACCGATGTGATTACCGTACTTGCGCGTGATAAATAAGCTCTGCGAGCCGGGCGGCAAACAACCTTGGAGGTAGGTCAAATTCGACTGCCATGCTTTGGCATAGCCCTTGGAATCGACCGAGGGCAAGGGCAAGGGTGCCGTCGGGGATGGCGTAACCATTTGTAGCAGGGTGGCCTTCTTGGGCTTCGCTGACGATGATGGTGGCGTGGGCTTGCGCTGGCTGCTCAATCTCTCTCCTTATGTACTTCCTCTTCCCATTGCTGACAGGCTTGACCTCAACGGCGGCGGGGATCTCAACGGGGATCTCTACAGGCGTCGCAGGCTTCGGGTGGTTCCGGTTGATGTGAAGCGATAGACCGCTTTTGCTTCTGATCGGTAGACCGCATATCTGGCACTGAAGCGGATTCTTCGGATCGATGGTTTTGACTAACTCCCCGCGATCAGCCTGATATTTCAGCTTGGCGTAGACGGTAGAAGGGACTTCGCTCTCGACGCCATGTACATTCTTGCGGTGCAGGCCCAACATTTGCGTCGAGGTAAATTTTGTCATACCACATTCGGGACATTTGATCTTCTTCGCCGTCGTCATCAGTGCGCCTTCTCCTCGTCCCGCGTACGCTCAAGGTTCTCCACCCGCCGACTCAGGTCTATCCGCTCGTTCAAACTGTCAAAGCGATAGTTCATCGCATCGAAGCGCAAGCCGACTTCCCGCAGCACCATCTCGTGCCGCTCCTGTGCTCGCTTCTCATTTTGATCTACAGCCTCGCGCAGCGCCTTCACATCCGGCGTCAGCGTGTCCTGTAGCACCTTTTTCAGATCGTCGTATACGCCCATCTCTCTCCTGATTCGTGTTGCGTAAAATACTAACACTTTATATATATTTGCACAGAGCCGTGCACTATAATTCTCTACCTACTTCATCTTCTCTAAGATCGGGGTGCGCCTTGAAAGCTAGGGAAGCGGCATTTTTAGCATGAATTGACGCCGCCAAGGAGAAGAAATTAGCCCTGTTTGTGTTGAGGTAAACCCAGCTATCCATTTCGTCTAAATTTTTTCTAACCTGCGTGGTTTCCTGACGTGACCGACTTCGGTAATAACGTTGATCTTCTGTCATTAGTTTTTACCTCCGTTCTACTCTAATCTCACTCTATTTTGGCCACTCTCAAACTGGAGTCTACCCACTCAACAAAATCAACTCTCGTTTGGATTGGAATCCTAATTGATAGAGCCATTCCAGTTTATACTAGGAACTCAACTGGATTGGAGAGCAATGTGAAGGGTCAGATCGTTGGGTACATCCGCGTTAGCACGACGGAGCAGAATACGGAGCGGCAGTTGGACGGCTTGGAACTGGATCGCGTCTTCACCGACAAGGCTTCGGGCAAGAGCATGGACAGGCCGGAGCTTCAGGCGGCACTGAAGTACGTCCGCGCAGGCGATACGCTGATCGTTCACTCAATGGACAGGCTGGCGCGTAACCTAATGGACCTGCGACGCATCGTAGACGACCTGACGAAGCGCGGCGTCGTCGTTCGCTTTGAGAAGGAGTTCCTGACATTCACCGGAGATGACTCCCCGATGTCACATCTCCTGCTGAGCGTCATGGGAGCCGTGGCCGAGTTCGAGCGGGCGCTCATGCTGGAACGCCAGCGCGAAGGTATCGCCATCGCCAAGGCGAACGGAGTCTACAAGGGGCGTCCGTTCCGAATGACCGAAGAGAGAGCAGCGGAGCTTTGCCGCAAGGCAGCGGCGGGAGAGAAGAGATCCAACCTTGCCCGCGAGTACTCGCTCTCACTGGCGTCGGTCTACGCATACATCCAGAGGGGAAAAATAAGCCCTATCTCTCCCGAGACAGGGCTCTCCGAAATCGTTGAGTAACCTTGGTATGCCTGTTGGTTTTGGTTTGTGCTCTGATTTTATCAGACCCGCTTATCCCTCTGTAGCCGTCTCGTCTCCACCAGCACGACCCTCAAGATCGCGGATGCGCTCAGAGTGGCTTGCGCCGAGCCGCAGCACGATAGACTCGAATCGAGCAAAACGCCGAGCCTGCTGCTTCTCACTTTCGAGCAGACTATCGATATTCTTGCCTTGGTCAGAAACGATGTGCGTCAGGAGTTCCAGATTCACCGTAAGGGCTGCGATACGTTCATCAATAGTCATGCGCAGATTATATCCAGACCCCTCCGCAGTGGTATATTTCAGTCGTGAAAACCAAGGCAGCAGTCTCCGACGCTCTCCCTATCGCTCAGCGCCGCGTCTCTGAGCTTCTACCTTCGGCCTACAACAGCCGGACGCACTCCGACCAGCAGATAT